ATTCAGTATTACCAATTCAGTTGTACTTGTGTACACAATGTGGAAAGCCTTTACAAGAACTTTTACCTGAAGAATTAAAAGATAAACCAACTATACAATAATATGGCAGCCAAAAAGTTATTTGACCACTTAAACGCTATTACATCGGAGCAAAACCCCGACTATTTTAAAACATTGACCGAAGAGGATGTTAAAAGTTGGAGTAACTTTATGATTAATCGTTTTCTTTCAATGAAGCCGGAGTGGGTAGAATTGATTGCCACATTACTACCACTATCACAAACTCTTGAACCCGAAGAAATGTATAAGTTATACATAAATGTTCTTCCGAAAGGTAAGCAGTATTTAAAATATACAAAGGGAAAAGCAGAAGATAAATATGAAAAATTTTTATTAGATTTAATAGTAAAACATTATCAATGCTCCGAAAGACAGGCAACCGATTATATAGAAGTATTGTATGCTACCAGAGAAGGTAGAGAAAATATAAAATATATATGTGAATTGTATGGCACTGATAAGAAAGAAATAGGTAAATTAAAATTGAAAATATAGTTGGTAAATCCAACTATTTTTCGTATATTTACTTAAATAAAGAAGTTATGGCTAGAGTATCATTTTCGCAATATAGTATGTGGAGTGGATGTCCACAACAATACAAATTAGCATATATAGATAACCTAAAAACAGGTGGTGGGAGTATTCATACTCTATTTGGAACGGCAATGCATGAAACCATACAAGAATACCTTGATAAGTGTTTAAGGATATCAAAATCGCAGGCCGATAAGCTAATGGATTTAAAAGAAACTCTTAAATTAAAAATGAGAGAGTGTTACTTAAAAGAGGTTGAAGGCGAAATAGGCAACGAAGAAATATGTACCAAAGAAGAACTTGTTGAATTTTTGCAAGACGGAAATACCATATTAGAGTATTTTCAAAAATCAAAAAACTTCAACAAGTTCTTTTCTTTAAAGCATGATGAATTAGTTGCAATAGAGCAACCATTAAACGTAAAATTAGCAGATAATGTTAATTTTATAGGATTTATAGATTTGGTTATACGAGATAACTTCAATGGTAGGTATCGTATTATAGATTTAAAAACATCTACAAAGGGATGGAGCAAATATCAAAAATCAGATCCAGTTAAGAATGCACAAATACTAATATATAAAAAGTTTTATGCAGAGCTCCTAAGTGTATCTCCTGATATTATTGACGTGGAGTTTATTATCCTTAAAAGAAAGGTAATGGATAACGCAGAATTTGTTATTCCGAGAATATCAAAGCATATTCCAGCAAACGGCAAACCATCTATAAATAAAGCATGGAATAACTTTAAAGAGTTCGTAGATACGGTATTTGATGTAGAAGGAAACTATAAAACCGATATAGAATATCCAAAAAAACCATCAAAACTTTGTATGTATTGTGAGTTCTTTGAGCGTGGATTGTGTGATGCAAAAAAATAAAATAAACAATAATTATATTAAACAAGTTATGAAAAAAAAGAAAATTTTGTTACTTTCGGATGATTTAAGAATGGCAAGTGGTATTGCTAATGTTTCCAAACAATTGGTTTTGGGAACTGTAGATAAGTATGATTGGGTACAATTGGGAGCAGCAATCAATCATCCCGAAGAAGGAAAGATGTTGGACTTAAGCGAAGATATAAAACGTGCTACGGGAGTAACCGATGCATCAGTTAAAATAATACCGTTCAATGGATATGGCAATGCAGATGTTATACGCCAATTAATTATGGTGGAGCAACCAGATGCAATCTTACACTTCACAGACCCACGTTATTGGATTTGGTTATATGATATTGAACATGAGATACGCCAATCAGTACCTTTGTTTTTCTATCATATATGGGATGACCTTCCGGATCCAAAATATAATCGTGATTACTACGAAAGTTGTGATTGGATAGGTTGTATTTCAAAACAAACATATGGTATAACCAAACGTGTATACGGCTCAACTGCCGAACCACAATGGGACTCTGCAAAGGATTGGCAAGTTAGCTATGTACCACACGGTATTAATTCGGAATTGTATAAGCCAGTAGATGTACCGGCTGATTTTAAGAAAAATATACTTGGTGGTAAAGAATACGATTTTGTATTATATTGGAATAATAGAAATATCCGTAGAAAGCAATCAACTGATATTATACTTGCATTTGAAGATTTTGTAAAAGAATTGCCAAAAGAAAAACGTGATAAGATTTGTTTATTAATGCATACAAAACCTGTAGATGAAAACGGAACGGATTTGTATACTGTAATAAAAGATTGCGCACCAAATTCAACCGTTATATTCGACCAAACTAATTATACAGAACTTGAGTTGAATTACCTATATAACATAGCAGATGTTACAATTAATGTGGCTTCAAATGAAGGATTTGGATTAGCAACGGCTGAAAGTATTATGGCAGGTACACCGATAATAGTAAATGTTACCGGCGGATTGCAAGACCAATGTGGATTTGAAATAGACGGTAAGTATCTTACAGCAGATGATTATATAACGATTGGTTCATTGCACAATAAAAAGAAATATGAAAAAATTAAACATGGCGAATGGGTAAAGCCAATTTTTCCAGTTCGTTCAACGGCAGGTTCAATTCTAACTCCATATATTTTTGATGATAGAGTTGATTACGCTGATATTACTCCTTTAATCAGAGAATGGTACGAAACTCCAAAAGAGGATAGAAAATCCGCAGGATTGGCAGGTAGAGATTGGTTATTAGGCGAAGGTGGATTGAGTACGCAAAATATGTGTAAAACATTAATAGACGGAATGGAAACGGCATTTGAAAATTGGCAACCAAGAAAAAAATATAAATTATACAAATTAGGATAAATAAAAAGTTATATGAATAAACCCACATTAGTATTTCAAGCACCAATAGCAACCCGTAGTGGATATGGTGATCATGCAAGAGACCTTTTATACTCTCTTTATAAGTTAGATAAATTTGATATAAAAATAATTAGCACTCGTTGGGGGTCGACTCCGATGGATGCTTTGAATTTTAATAATGAATTTCATAAATGGATTATTGCAAATGTAATAAATGAATTATCGCAAAAACCGGATATATACGTTCAAGTATCTGTACCAAATGAATTTCAAACAATTGGAAACTATAATATAGGGATAACCGCTGGAATAGAAACCACAATATGTGCAATTGATTGGATACATGGTTGTAATAGAATGGATTTAATAATAGTACCATCGCAGCACGCAAAGGATACATTAGTAAATACAAATTACAATGAAGTTGATAGACAAACACAGCAGTTAATAGCCCATCATAAAATCAACAAACCAGTTGAGGTTTTATTTGAAGGATTTGATGAAAACGAATTTGGAACTGATACTGTGAAGATTGTTGATTGCTTGAATGAAGTTGAAGAAGATTTTGGATTTTTATTTGTAGGGCATTGGTTACGTGGTGATTTTGGAGAAGACCGTAAAAATGTTGGTATGATGATTAAAACATTTAGTATGGCTTTTAAAAATGAAAAAATAAAACCAGCATTGATATTAAAAACATCATCGGCAACATTTTCAGTAAGAGATAGAGAGCATATCATTAAGAGTATAAAAAGTGCTTTAGGTAAAGATTTTGGTAGTGTTCCAGTTTATTTATTGCATGGCGATTTAAGTTCATCAGAAATGAATGGACTTTACGAACATCCGAAAGTAAAAGCAATGCTAAACTTTACAAAAGGCGAAGGATTTGGTAGACCTTTATTAGAATTTAGTTTAACAGGTAAACCGATTATAGTTAGTGGTTGGAGTGGTCATTTGGATTTCTTAAAAGAAGGCGCCGTATTATTAGAAGGTGATTTAAAACCAGTGCATGACTCGGCTGCAGACCAGTTCTTATTAAAAGAATCACAATGGTATAATGTGAACATTTCTAAAGCATTACCAATTATACGTGATGTTTATAAAAATTATGATAAATACAAAGTAGCTTCGGCTAAATTGGCTAAACAAAATATACAAAATTTTAGTTTAGAAAAAATGACCATTCTATTTGATTCAATATTGAGTAAATATTCTATTTATAGTAAGGTACAACCAAAATTCCAACATATAAAACTACCTACCTTAAAAAAGGTTAATACAGGTCAGCCAGAAAAAAAATTGGAGTTACCAAAGATAAAAATGTTGAATAAACAATAATGAGTAATTTTAATCCGATATATCAAAAATTCATCGATGATAAAAATGCCATTCAGCCTGAACAAATGCGGAATGGCAAATTTTATCTATTAAAGCAATATCAATATGCAAATGGTGAAAAAGGTAGATATGCGGATACCATAGCACCAATAATATTTACAATATACATTTCAAAGGCAAAAGATTTGGTACATGCTGTAAAAGTTTCAAATATAAACCCACAAACGATTAAAGGGCTTTTTGGTAAGTTAATAAATGAAAAAACAGAAACTATACAAATGAAAGGCGGAGCTAGAAAAGTATATGAGTCTGTAATTGGTAAAATTCCAAAGATTACAAGAGAATCATACAGAACATATAATTTAAGCGGTATAAAGAAAGTTATATTATTGGATATGGATGTTACAAATTTAGTTCCTAAAAATAAACTAAGAAAAGATAAATAAACTATGACACCGAATGAATTTGTTATATGGTTACGAGGATTTGTACAAGGAGTACATCACTATAACGTAACACCTGCTCAATGGGATTATCTAAAAGAAATACTTGAGCAAGTAAAATAAGACACGCAAACTAAAGTTATGAAATTAAGCTACGCAGTTACAGTATGTAATGAGTTTGAAGAAACTATAAATCTTATTACTAATCTATTAAATTATAAATCTGAAAATTCAGAAGTAGTTGTATTATTAGATACACCAAAAGCATCACAAGAACTTATTGATTATTTAGAAGTTTTAGCAAGTGCAAACAAAATAGAATTGATTGAATCCGAATTTACAGGAGATTTTGCAAAATGGAAAAACTTTTTAAATTCACAATGTAAGGGTGAGTGGATTTTCCAATTAGATGCCGATGAATCTCTTAATAGGGATCTTATTGTTAATTTGGAAGATATACTTACGGATAATTCCGATAAAGAATTGGTAGTAGTACCACGTATAAACATTGTAAATGGTATTACGCCAGAGCATATTGAGAAATGGGGTTGGCAACAAAATGAGAGAGGTTGGATAAACTTTCCCGATGTACAAACCAGAATATATAAAAATATTCCTGAAAAAATTGGATGGACTGGAAAGGTTCACGAACGAATAGTTGGATTTGAATCATATACAACGTTTCCAGGTGAAGAAATATTTTGCATAAGACATGTTAAAGATATCCAAAGACAAGAACGACAAAACAATTATTATAATACATTATGAGGATAACATTCATTTATGCTTACGATGGTGAGCAATGGTCTACTCCAATGGCTTTGGTTAATGAATTTAAAAATCGTGGTTGGGAAACCGATATAATCTCAATAGGTTCAAATAAAACGGGCATATACGATGACGCACAATTACAACTTTGGATTCAACAAGATTTGCCTACGGATATTGTATTATTTATGGATTGGGGCAGATTTGATTCTAAATGGTTGGATAAAAGTCTAAAACCAAACGCATTTTGGATACAAGAAAGTGGAGATGACCCACAAAACTTTGAAAGAAACTTTCCAAAATCAAATCGTTTTCATTTTACAATTACACCAGACCACGATTCATATTTAGAATATAAAAGACGTGGTATAGATGCAGAATGGGTAACGCATTTTGCAGATACCGCAATTCAATATCCTATGGGATTGGAGCCGGAATATGTTGCAGTTACCACTAGAGGATTTGGTAATTCTCAATTTTTAGATTATCTTACTCAATGGGCAGACGGAGCAATTGGCAATCGTAATGGCATGAATGGGATTGAGCATACTGAATTTCTTAATAAAGGATTAATGGTTATACAAAATAGTCGATGGGGAGAAATTACTCGTAGAATATTTGAAGCTATGGCATGTGGTAAAATGGTTATAACAGATAAATTACCACCCAATAAAAAATTATCCGAAATGTTTATAGATGGTAAAGATATAATTTATTATGAGCCAAATGATATGTTTGGTTGTATAGAAAAGATGAATTATTACAATGAAAATGAGGAAGAACGTGAAATAATTGCACATAATGGAATGCAAAAAGTTTTAGAAAATTATACACAAGTTCAAATAGTTGATAAATTGATTGAAAAATATAAAAATTTTAAATAATGCTAAAATATTTGAAACCGGTAGATGCTGGTTTAAAAATGAAAAGACTTGGTCCAAATGAAGATGGTGGATATGTTATGCCAGAATTGGTATTAGAAAAATGCTCATCCTTATTCACATATGGTATTGGAAATGATGTTGGTTATGAAGTAGATTTTTTAAGAACATATGGTAAACCCGTATTTACGTTTGACCATACAATAGAATATCAATTACCTGATTTTTTAAACCACACAAAAGAAGGTCTTGGTTTTGAAAAAAATATGAATTGCTTTATAAATCATTATTTTGATAAAAAAATTAATCAACCCGTATTATTAAAAGTAGATATTGAGGGTGGTGAATATCCATATTTTTTAAATTCAGATATTGATATTATAGCCGATTTAACTGTTGGAGTATGTATAGAAGTTCATGGATTAGATACAGAAGAATGTAGAGTTGACTTTGTGAATATGATGGAAAAACTTTCTAAAAGATTTGAACTAGTACATACACATGGTAATACTTGGGGTGAAATCTTCAACTATAATGGGATTGATATACTAAATGTTTATGAATTATCATTTATCAATAAAGAGTATATAACAACGGATATAAAGCCTATATCAATAGAATTTCCAATTGCGGGAATTGATTATTCAAATAATAAATCAAAACCTGATTTTAAATTTAATTTTTTTAAAACTATATAATAAAAAGATATGCAAACAAAATTCGTAATATCATTAACGACTTTACCAAATAGAAATGATAGCTTAAAAGATAATTTAATTTCTCTTTTAAACCAGAATTATGATAATTTTGAAATTCAATTAAATGTACCAAAAGAATCAAAACTAAATGGAGAGTGGGGTATATTAAATATACCAAATAGCGATAAATTAAAAATATTTTGGGTTGAAGATATAGGAGCTATAACAAAACTTTATTATACTCTACAAAGAACTAACGATAGGATAGTAACGGTTGATGATGATTTTATTTACCATCCAGATATGCTAAATGAATATAATATTTTAACACAAGTATTGCCTAATTCGGCTCTTGGGTTTGCAGGAATATACCCTACAGGAAATGAAACAACTGGTGATTTGGATTTTGTAGGGTGTCTAACTTCGGACTCATATATGACGGTTGGTGTATTGGAGGGTTATAAGTCGGTCTGTTATAAACCAGAATGGTTTGATTCTGAATTTTTCACAACATGGTATAGTAAGCACTATAATGATGACTTGATAATAAGTAGTTGGCTTGGGTATAAATCTATTGATAAATGTATAATACCATATTCGGAAGAGACGCATCACCAAAACAGAATGTTATCATTTCCATTAATTAGACCATTAAATAACCCGCCATCAGGACAACATCATTTTCGCCAAAATGATGGTGGAAGCCCAATATCCTACAAAGCTTTTTACAATTCCGATTTAGGAAAATATATAAAAAAATAAATTATGAAAAAACTACCAATTAGTATAGGAATATTGGCTTGGAAAAGCGGACAAACATTAGTAGATACATTGACAACTTATTATCAAAATGGATTGTTTGAAGTAGCTAACGATATTACAATTTTATATCAGGAGTCTTCGGAGCAAGACTATGCAATAGCAAAACACTTTGGATTAGATTCTATATGTTTGAATGATAATATTGGTATTGGCAAGGCATTTATTAAACTTACTAAGAATGCTCAAACCGATAATATTATGGTATTGGAGCATGATTGGAAACTAATTGAAGATAAAGAAACTACCTACCAACGATTACAAAGCGGTATTGGATTATTAGATAATGGATATAGTTGTGTGAGATATAGACATCGTAAAGATCCAGGGTTTCCACACTTCTCATTCAAACACAAGGGACATGAATTGGATTATTATGATGATGAATTAGAATGTACATCGCCACACTTATTAGACTCTGTGCATTGGCTTAATCCTGCTGAATCTTTTCCCGATAAAATACAAACTGAAGGAGAATATTTTGTATCAACTTCTCGTTGGGGAAATTGGACAAACAACCCATGTTTATATAAAAAAGAATTTTATTTGGATATTGTTTCCAATTTCGCAGGAGATGGCATTGCATTGGAGGGGAATATTAGTAGATGGTGGGCAAAGCAGGAATATAAGGTAGCACACGGAGAAGGACTTTTTAAACACATAGATTTAGTAAAATATGGAAGATAATATGAACTATAAAGAACAACGTCCGTGGGGCGAATTTGAAAATTTATTAGATAGTAATTTATGTAAGGTAAAACGAATTATTATTAAACCAGGACAAGCACCTAGTTACCAATATCACTTTAAACGTAGCGAAGTATGGACTATAGTTCAGGGAAGCGGCGAATTAAAATTAAATGATAGTATTATTCCTATACAATCCGGATATACATACCATATTGAAAAGGAGGCAAAACATCAAATTAAAAACACAGGTATTAATGATTTAATATTTATTGAAATTCAACTTGGTGAATATTTCGGTGAAGATGATATTGTTAGAATAGAAGATAATTATGGTAGAATATAAAGTTTTAATAACAACAAGTGGTCTTGGTAGTAGACTTGGTAATTTAACCGATTATACAAATAAATGCCTAATTAGAGTTGCAGATAAACCCGCTATATCATATATTGTAGAATCATATCCAATCAATACTGAATTTGTAATTACATTAGGGCATTATGGTTCTCATGTAAAACAATTTTTAGAATTAGCATATCCAGATTATAATTTTACATTTGTAGAGATAGATAGATATAGCGGAGACGGTAGTAGCTTGGGTTATTCTATACTACAATGTAAGAATGAATTAAACAGCCCATTCATACTTCACGCATCCGATACCATTACTAAAGATTTTAATATACCCAGCTTAAATACAAATTGGGTAGCGGGTTCTTATAAGGAAGATTCATCACAATATAGAACTTTAAATCTTAATCGTGGTGAATTGGTTAAAATAAATGAAAAGGGAGAAATTGGATATGATTTTTCATATATTGGAATGGTTGGTATAAAAGATTTTAAATTGTTTTTTGATAATTTAGAAACGTTAATAAACAACGGACATATTGATATATCCGATGTGCATGTTATAAATAATATGTTACCTGTAGTAGTCTTTCAATATAAAGAAGTTTCATATGGTAGTTGGTTTGATATAGGAAATACATCCGAATTAATTAAAACAAGAAAATCATTTAAAAGTAATATTGAAGTTTTGGATAAAAAGGATGAATCAATATTTTTCTTTGATGATTTTGTAATAAAGTTTTTCTCAAATTCAACTATTAATAAAAACAGAATAGAAAGAGCAAGCAAATTAAAAGGATTAGTACCGGAGGTTATTGGTAGTAGTGATAATTTTTATAAGTACAAAAAAGCAGAAGGTAGATTATTTTCAAAATCAGTTAATACAAATAGTTTTTTAAAATTTTTAAATTGGACTAAAGATAATCTATGGGTATATAGTAACGATACAAATTTTAAAGATAAATGTTATAAATTTTATATAGAAAAAACAAAAGAAAGAATATCCAATTATTTAAAAGAAACTCCAGAATCTAACATTATTAACAATGAAAGTATTGCAGATGTTTATGATTTAATTGATATTTTAGATATAGATTGGTTGTGCAATGGAATACCTTCTCAATTTCATGGTGATTTTATATTAGATAATGTAATAGAAACAAATCGGGGATTTACATTAATTGATTGGAGACAAGATTTTGCTGGAGATTTAGAAACTGGAGATGTTTATTATGATTTAGCAAAATTAAATCATAACTTAACAATTAACCATGATATAGTTAATAAAAATTTATTTGGACATACATGCGATAATTGCTATATACTTACACACAGTACTTTAAATGAATGTAAAAAGTTATTACATACGTTTATAGAAGAAAATGGATTTGATTTGCAAAAAGTAGAAATATTAACTTCTTTGATTTGGATTAATATGGCACCATTACACGAATATCCTTTTAATAATTTCCTATTTAATTTTGGAAAATATAATCTTCATAAAAATTTAAAAAAATGAATACAAAATATTTCATAGGCCCAATGTCTAAAAATATAGTTGATACTATAATTGAATTTTGTGAAGAAACTAATAATAGTATAGGATTTATCCCATCAAGACGTCAAATTGAATATAATGGTGGATATGTAAATAATTGGAAAACATCGGAATTTTGTGAATATGTTAAATCAAAAACTAATAAAATTATATTACAAAGAGATCACTCCGGCCCAGAGCAAGGACAGTGTTCGGATGACGGATATATTTCGTTAATGGATGATTGTAAATATTTTAATTTAATACACATTGACCCTTGGAAAAAATATCCTGCTTTCAATTTAGGAGTACAAGAAACTATTAAAATGATAGAATTTTGTTATGAAATAAATCCTAATATCCAATACGAAGTAGGTACAGAAGAAGCTATTAGACGATTTGAACCATATGAATTAGCAGATTTAATGTATTGCCTCCAAGAAAGATTATCACCAGAAATATTCAAACAAATAAAATATTTAGTAATTCAATCGGGCACATCATTAAAAGGAAATACTCAAACTGGTCATTATGATAATCAACGCTTAATTGAAATGATTGGTGTAGTTAAAAAATACAACCTACTATCTAAAGAACATAATGGAGATTACATTGATATTTCAACTATTAATGAGAAATTTAATTTTGGGTTAGACTGTATTAATATAGCTCCTGAGTTCGGTCTTATTGAAACAAAAACTTATTTGGCAAATATAAAAAATAGTAGTATATTTGAAAAGTATTGGCAAATATGCTATGATTCTAAAAAATGGGTAAAATGGGTAGATTCTAATTTTGACCCATATAAAAATAAAAAAGAACTTATAGAAATATGTGGGCATTACGTTTTATCAAATGAAAGATTTATTATCGAAGTTAAAAGTGATATGGTCGATATAGATTTTGAAATTAAAAAAAATATAAAAAACAAACTAATTCAGTTATATGAATAATAGACCTAAAACCATAATTTGCGATATTGATGGTACATTGGTTGAGCATGAAAACCCTACAAATAATACACCATATTCTAAAAAATTAAAGTTATTGCCTGGAACCATAGAAAAATTTATTGAGTGGGATGCATCGGGATATAACATTATATTGATTACAGGAAGAAGGGAATCTATGAGAAACTCCACAGAAAAACAATTATCTGAATTAGGTATTTTTTATGATAGTTTAATTATGGGCATTGGTGGAGGTAATCGGATATTGATTAATGATAAAAAGCCGGATGGAGCCGAATCAGCGTATGCGTTTAATATAGAAAGAAATACTGGAATTAAAAATATAAAAATATAAAAATATGAAAAAAGTAGAAACACCAATACAATTATTTAAAGTTCATATGAATCCAAACGCAAAAGTAGAAGTTGGAAAAATATTGGATAGTGGGTATATTGGACAAGGACCAAAAGTAGAAGAGTTTGAATCAAACTTAAAAGAATATTTTAATTCAGATAAAGTAGTTACATTAAATTCAGGAACTTCCGGATTGCATTTAGCATTGCATTTATTAAAAAAACCATCAGCACGCGTATGGGCCGATGGATATTCTACACTCCATAAATTCTGGCCGGGTTTAAAAGATGGAGATGAAATACTATGTACTCCATTAACTTGTACGGCATCAAATTGGCCAGTATTAGCAAATGGTTTAACGATTAAGTGGGTAGATATAGACCCTACAACATTGAATATGGATTTAGATGATTTGGAAAGAAAAATAGGTCCAAAAACAAAAGCAATTATAGTAGTTCATTGGGGCGGTTATCCGAATGATTTGGATAGATTAAAAGCTATACAAGAAAAATCAAAGCAAATATATGGATACGCACCGGCTATTATTGAAGATGGTGCGCACTCATTTGGTTCGGAATATAAAGATAAGAAGTTAGGTAATCACGGTAATATGGTTATGTATAGCTTACAAGCTATTAAACATATTACGGCAGTTGATGGTGGGCTATTAGTTTTACCACATCAAGAACTTTACAATAGAGCAAAGCTAATTCGTTGGTATGGTATTGATAGAGATGGTAATAGAAAGGACTTCCGTTGTGAAGCAGATATTGAGGAATGGGGTTTTAAATTCCATATGAACGATGTTTGTGCAACGGTTGGTATTGAAAACCTAAAAGATGCTGAATGGATAATTGGTAAGCATCGAGATAACGCAAAATTCTATGACCAAAATTTAAAAGGAATTTATGGTGTTACTCTATTAGATAGACATAAAGGACACGACTCGGCATTTTGGATATATTCTATGTTAGTTGAAAACCGCAATGGCTTTTACAAACATATGAAAGATTGTGGTATAGTTGTATCACAGGTACATGAAAGAAATGATAAGCATACTTGCGTTAAAGAATTTAGAAGCCATTTACCTAATTTAGAAAGGACTATTGGTAAAGTAGTATGTATACCAGTTGGTTGGTGGGTAACGGAAGAGCAAAGACAATATATTGTTGATTGTATTAAAAAAGGTTGGTAAAAATAATTTGGTAATTTGATATATTTTACATATATTTGTTAAAATAAACATAATGAAAATTCAAAATGTTGGTATAGTTGGTATAGGCTCGTATGTTCCTGAAAAAATAGTATCAAATGAAAATATTGATTTCCTAAATATAGGAACAAATTCGGATTGGACTTATAAAAATTTAGGAATAAAACAAAGACGAAATGTAGTGGATGAACTACCATCGGATTTGGCATACCATGCTTCAATTTCTGCAATTACCGACTCGGGTATAAATAAGAATGATATTGATTTAATTATATTAGCAACCTCAAGTCCGGATAGAATATCGCCATCAACCGCATGTATATTAGCTAATAAATTGGATATTAAATGTCCAGCATTTGATATTAATGCGGTATGTAGTGGATTCGTTTATGGAATACAATTAGCTACCAATTTAATTTCAACAAAACAATATAAGAACATATTATTAGTTGGAGCAGATGCTTATTCTAAAATAACAGATTGGAATGATAGGAATTGTGTATTTTTTGGAGATGGCGCAGGCGCTGTGATTATATCAAATGTGAATGGAGCTTGGATAAGTACGGATTTATATGGAGATGGCTCAGGTAAAGAAGGGTTTACATGCCATCATTCTTCAAAATTTTTAATGAATGCAAGGGCAGTTTACGATATTGCAACGAAAGTTTTACCCGATGCAATAACGAAAGCATTACTTTCAAATAATTTATCATTAAATGATATTGATTGGATAGTACCACATCAGCCGGGACATAGAGTATTATTTAAAACATCCGAAATTTTAAATTTTCCAAATGATAAAGTTATATTCAATATGGGCAATTTTGGTAATACAGCAGGAGCATCAATCCCAATGGCATTAGATTGTTTATATAGAGAAAATAAATTAAAAAATGGAAACATATTAGTAATGCCAGCAGTAGGTTCTGGTTGGACATGGGGTGTAAGTGTTTTAAAATATATTAAATAGTATAATATGAAAAAAATGGTTATATTTGGAGCTAGTGGTGGTTTAGGACAAAAGCTAATTCCTCTATTAGAAAAAAAATATCAAATAATCCCAATCAGTAGTAGAGAAGTTGATATTACATCACTGGAGCAAACTAAAAAGTTTTTTAATTCCAATGATATTGATATTGTATTAAATATGAGTGGGAAAAAATATGATGTATTCTTGAGTAAGATAGATGCGGCCGATATCAATGAAATTGATTCTATGATGGATGTTAATATGAAAGGTAATATTAACATATTGGCAGGATGTCTTCCCAAAATGATTGAAAAAAAATACGGTAGAGTAATTGCAATATCTTCGGTTTTTTCAGAACTAAATGTACCAAAAAATTCAATCTATTGCGCTTCAAAGGCATTTGTAGATAGATTGATAGCAACCGCAAATAAAGAAAATATTAAGTATGGTATAACTTGTAATACAATTCAGCTAGGATATTGGGATGGTGGCATGTGTTATAGAGTTGAAAAAAAATATCAAGAAATGGCAAAGGATAAAATTGGACTAAAACGCTGGGGATCTATGGAAGAATTATATAATACTATCAATTTTATAATTGAAAACGAATATATTTGTGGAACTAATTTAAGAATAGACGGAGGACTTTAAAATGTATATACACAAAGAGGGAATCGCATTACGAAAGCTTGAAAGAGAAGACTTACCACTATTAAAGGAACTTAAAAATGAATCGTGGTTTGGTACTCATAATATTAATTTTCTAAATGATTTAGACCAGCAACGTTGGTTTGAATCTTTAAATAGCAAAACTCATTTAATTTTAATTGGTATTGAAGCTTCATCGGATGAACGAGTTGGGTTGTATAAGATTCAAAACATTGATTGGTATAACAGGACATATGATTCATCGCACGATGTATTCAAATCACATAGAGGTAAGGGCTTTTCAAAACCAGTTTTATGCGCCGGTACTGATTTTGCGTTTGAAGTTTTAAATATGAATAGAATTGACGGGCAAGTATTAGAGAATAACATAGCTAGTATGAAATCAGCGGAGTATGTTGGCTTTACAAAAGAGGGAGTTAGAAGAAAATCAATATACAAATGTGGAGAATGGCTTGATAGTATTCACATTGGATTGTTGAAAAGCGATTGGGAAAAATTGGATAGAATCAAAGGATATGGTGGTATATGTAATGTTTCATATACTCCTAAAAATAATAAATAAATGAAAAAACTTTTAATAATTGGTGGGAGTGGCTATATTGGAACCCGACTAATAGAAGATTATCGTAATCGGTATGATATAACAAATGTGGATTTATGCTGGTTCAGCGATGTGCCAGATGGGTGTCATACTATTGATTACAATGAATTGCAAGAATCAACAATACATAAGTTTGATGTTGTAATTTTATTAGCAGCTCATTCTAGCGTAAAGATGTGCGAAGGTAATCCGCAATATAGCTTTAATAACAATGTAAGAAACTTCGTTAATCTTTTACCTAAGCTTTCAAAGAAACAAAAGTTTATATATGCAAGTAGTTCTTCTGTTTATGGAAATGTTGCGGATAAATGCGTAAATGAAAGTTTTACAAACTTTGTACAACACAACCACTACGATACCACAAAATATATTATAGATTTATATGCAAATCTATATGATATTGAATATTACGGATTACGATTTGGTACAGTTAATGGCGCAGCATCTCACATAAGAAACGATGTTATGTTAAATTCAATGACTTACAGTGCCTTAAATAAAGGAGAAATACAATTATACATTAAAGATATAATAAGGCCTATTCTTGGTATAAGTGATTTATCAAGAGCAATTCAAAAAATAATAGAAACGACTGAAGATTGCAGGGGAATTTATAATTTGGCATCATTTAATAGTACCGCTGAAAAACTTGCATATATGGTTGGCAAGATTACAGGAGTAAAGGTATTGGATTATAATTCCGACCCAAGTGCAACGGGAGATATTAAACCTAAATACTATAATTTTTCTATAAATTCCGAAAAGTTTTCAGAAACATTTAACTATAAATTTCAAGAAACACCGGAAAGTATAGTTTTAGAATTAATAGAAACAAATAATAAATCAAAATTTACAAATAGAAACAATATAAAACATTATGTTTAACGAATTTTCAAAAAAATGTATAGCCAATGATGAGTGCTTAGCATGTGGTAGTTCAACTAATCTAAAAACGATTATTGATTTAGGCAAACAGCCATTGGCAAATGATTATCATAAAGGCGATTTATTGGATGAATATCCTTTAAAATTAAATCTATGTACCAATTGCTATCATTTACAATTAAGCCATGCGGTAAATCCTGATTTAATGTTTAAAAATTATCTTTATGTAAGTGGTACAACAAAAACTTTGAAAGATTATTTTGATTTCTTTGCAAAAATAACACTTGAGCAAGTTCCAAATGCAAAAAAAGTTTTAGATATTGCTTGCAATGATGGAACTCAATTAGATTCATATAAGAGATTGGGATTGGAAACTTATGGAATAGACCCTGCTGAAAATTTATATAATGACTCCGTAGAAAAAGGCCACAATATAATTTGCGATTACTTTAATACCGTAACAGTAAAAAAGCTTGAAGATACTAAATTTGATATTATTACAGCACAAAATGTTTTTGCTCATACTAGGTTTACATATGATTTTCTAAAAGCATGTTCAGAAATATTAGCTACCGATGGGAAGTTGTTTATACAAACTTCTCAAGCAAATATGGTAATAAATAATGAATTTGATACAATATATCACGAACACTTATCTTTTTTTAATATCAATTCAATGATGACTTTAGTTAAACGAGCCGGATTGAATCTGGTTGATGTAAAAAAGACAGATATACATGGAACTAGCTATGTATTCATTATTTCTCATAAAAACGAAATATCTGATAATTTACATATTCAATATGAAAATGAAAAAGCAAATGGTCTTTATAACATTCTTACATATCCTGAATATTCAATGAAATGCTATAAAGCAGCTTTCTCATTAAAGCAAAGATTATTAGAGTTTAAAAATGATGGATATACATTAATAGGGTATGGCGCTGCAGCGAAAGGAAATACTTTACTAAATTTTACAAAAATTGAACTTGATTGTATAATAGATGATAATCCATTAAAACAAGGATTATTAACGCCTGGTATGGATATACCCATATACAATCCTTCTTATTTAGAAGAATTGGATAAAACCGCAAAAGTTGTATTTGTTCCACTTGCTTGGAATTTTTTCAATGAAATTTGTAAAAGGATTAAGCAAAAAAGAAACATATCCGATGATTTATTCATACAATATTTTCCAGAATTTTTTATACAAAAAATTAATTAATAAAAAATGAAAAAAACAATTATAAGTCACTTCTATAATGAAGAATATTTGTTACCACACTGGTTAAAATATCATAAAAAATATTTTGATTATGGTATTCTAATTGATTATAACTCCACAGATAGAAGCGTTGAAATAATAAAAGAAATATGTCCAGATTGGAAGGTTGTTACAAGTCGAAATTCTTATTTTGAAGCCGTTGCTGTAGATTCCGAAGTAAGCGAATTAGAATCGGAAATTGATGGATTTAAAATATGTTTAAATACTACTGAATTTTTATTAGGCAAATACGATATATTGAATTATATAACTAATCCAACACAATTCATAATACCACAATATCTTATGGTAGATATGCCAGATACGGAATTTACTGAAATTAAAGAAGATTTGATTAAAGAACGCCATTGGGGACAAAGCCCTTTTGAAAACGGATTTTATAGATTTGGTAGGTCCATGCATAATTTTAATTTAGATTATGTAAAATATTTGGGTGGCGCTGGTAGGCATTTTAATACACCACAAAATCAACATATATACAAACCATATACAACCGATTTTGCTATTTTATATTATGGATATTGCCCATTAAACGAAATAACTTTAAAAAGAAAATTATCTTTTAAAAGTAAATTAAATCCAAATTCTAATCCAGGAGATGATTTAGACCATAAACGAACTAGAGAACAATTTATAGATTTTAATGTAAACGCACGTCCAACTGCCAAAAATTTATCCGATTTAATAAATCATTACTTAAATAATTAAATTAAATATATAAAAATGAATGAAATATACTCAACAGCAAATTTAGGTGGAGGCCTCGGAGCTCAACTATTCCAAATAGCGCATGCTTGTGCTCAAGGTTGGAAATATGGTATAGAGCCTGCGTTTTCTACTAAATTATACCTATCTTATAGTTATCAACCCGATATGTGGCCACAGCATTTTATAAATAATGTTTATAGAAATTTAAAATTTGTAGATGATATAGGTGATTATGTTTTACTTGAAGAAGATAGTTTCAATTATAATAAATTTATAAATCAAAATATAAATTTTGAAAAAACAGTTTTATTTAGGGGTTACTTTGAAAGCTGGAAAAACTTTTTGGGATATGATGAAAAAATAAAAGATACATTTGGACCAACAAATGAGTTTATAGAAAAAGCAAACATATTATATCCTGAAATTCAAAGTCGAAAAACAGTATCAATGCACATTCGTAGAGGTGATTTTTTTAATGTTTCACATATATTGCCTGTTACTGATATTTCTTACTTTGAGGAATGTATAAGTAATATTGGGGAATACGATAATTTGTTAATATTTTCAAATGATAAGGCATACGCAAATACATTGAATTTTAAAAATATGAGGATTGTTTCTGGATTAGAGAATTATGAAGAAATGTGGCTAATGAGTATGTGTAATACTAATATTATATCAAACTCAACATACAGCTGGTGGGCTCAGTTCTTAAATAAAAATAAAAATAAATCTACATATGCGCCAAGTATATGGTTCGGACCATCGGGTCCAGGTACATGGAGTGGTGAAACGCCTGGAGCACCATATGATAGTATATATGAACCCGATTGGAATGTAATAGATACTAGATTTGAAAATGGATATATCGTTAGAAATAAATAATTATGCAATATAAAAAAATATTAGTTACAGGCGGAACTGGCCTTGTTGGTAAATCTTTAAAAAATATTTTACCAGATGCAATTTATTTATCATCAAAAGATTGTAATTTAACTTCAAAGAAAGAAATTGATAATCTATTATATCGTTATGAGCCCGATATGGTTATACATTTAGCAGCAAAGGTTGGGGGTATACTCGATAATATAAAATATCCAGTTCAATATTTCAATGAAAATATTTTAATGAATACATTATTATTAGAGTCTGTATATGAATTTGGCATAGAAAGATTTATAGGAATATTAAGTAGTTGTATTTATCCGGATATTGTTGATTCGTATCCAATGACAGAAAGTGTACTTCATTCCGGCCCACCAACTCCGACTAATTTTTCATACGCATATGCTAAAAGATGCTTAGCAGTTCAAACCGATGCATATAATAAGCAATATGGTTTAAATTATCAATACCTCATACCTTGCAATTTATATGGCGAATATGATAAGTATGGTGATAACAGTCACTTTGTAGCATCTCTCATTAAAAAAATTTATATTGCTAAAAAAACTAATCAGAGCAGTATAATATTATTTGGTACAGGGAATCCTTTAAGACAATTTATGCATGCGGATGATTTGGCATATGTTATAAAATATTGTATGGAAAATGGAATATATGATAATATGAACGTTGCCACAAATGAAATACTTTCAATAAGAGAAATAGCTAACATTGCTTTAGAAGCTTGCAATATGAATGATTTAGAAATAAAATTTGATACAAACTTACCTGATGGGCAATATCAAAAAGATATATCAATAGAATTATTGAAAAAAGTTATTCCAAATTTTAATCCATTATCTTTATTTAATGGGATTAAAAAAACATATAATAATATTAATTTGGAATTTTAAAAAATTATTCATATATTTGTGTTATGATAAAACTAGTTAGTGATACTATTGATAAAAACGATATATCGGCATTAATTGAATGGTTATCGGCCGATGAAATGCCTAGATTAACAAAAGGTAATTTAACTGTTGAATTGGAAAAAAAGTGGGCAGAAAAAATAGGAACAAAATATTCCGTATTTGTAAATTCAGGCTCTTCTGCCATTCTTTTAATGCTTGCTGCTTTAAAGCAATTTAAAATTTTAAAGAATAATGTAATAATAGCTCCAGCTTTAAGTTGGGCGACTGATGTCAGTTCACCAATGCTATTAGATTATAAAACATATTTGTGCGATTGCAATTTGGAAGATTTATCATGCGATTTGAATCATTTAGAAGAATTATTTATAAAGCATAAACCATCGGTTTTTATATCAGTATGTCCATTAGGATTAGTTCCTGATATGGATTCGCTGATAAATTTATGTGAAAAATATGAAGTTATCTTATTAGAGGATGTGTGTGAATCAATGGGGTCAAAATATAATAAAAAATATTTAGGAGCATTTGGATTTGCTTCTGTATTTTCAACATATTTTGGACATCATTTGAGTACAATAGAGGGCGGATTTATAAATACAAATGATGAAGAATTTTATTATATGTTATTAATGATGCGAAGTCATGGTTGGGATAGAGATTTACCAAAATTTAAGCAAGATTATTTGAGAAAACGATACAATGTTGATGAATTTGAATCATTGTATTGCTTTTACGTTCCTGGTTTAAATGTGAGGTCTACCGATTTACAAGCCTTTATAGGATTAAGGGCAATTGATAAACTTGATTCGTATTCTTTATTAAGAAACAAAAATTTTAACTATTATAATTCTTTGATTAAAAATAATGAACTCAATTTAAGAGTAAAAAATGAAGATTTTATATCAAATTTTGCATATCCTATTGTATCGTATAAGAGAAATGAAATTATAAAATCCTTAATGTTAGAAAATGTGGAAGTTAGACCACTAATAGCTGGTAATATTGCGAATAAACCATTTTGGTATAACGTTAATGGAAATTCAAATGATTTACATAATGCCAATTTAATTGATAAGTATGGGTTTTATATACCAAATCATCATTACTTAACAAATTTAGAAATTGAAACAATAGCAAATATTATTAATAATTAAAAATGAAAATAGGACTTAATTTAACCGGAGTATCTTATAATGATGGTAGTATAGTAGAACGATACAGAAACTATGTGGATTCATTGGAAGGATTTACAAATAATATAATCACACCATTAATAGAAGATGGGCACGATTTATCAACTTACATATTTACATATGATAGTATTAAAAAGAATGATATTTTAAAAGCGTATCCAAACATAAAAAAATCAACATTTGTAGAGGAGAATTATAATAAATTTATGGGTAATATAGATTTACCAACGGATTTATTCAAAATGCAGGCACTAACTTATATTAATAGTTTAAATCAATTAATTGGTGAAGATTTGGATGTTGTAGTTTCTACTAGGTTTGATATGTTCTTTTTAAAAAATCCATTTAAAATTTATAATTACGATTTTACAAAATGTAATTTTTTATGGAGAGAACCGGAGTATCACGATTTACCAATAGTAAATGATACATTCATTGTATTTCCACATTCTATGGTACAAACTATGATTGACTGCATTATAGAAATGAAAATAGTGCCACCAAGAGGCGTTAATGTAGGATTGCATAACTTTTATATTCCACTCGTTAATAGAGTAGGCAAAGAGCAAGTACAATGGCTAGATGACCGTTTTATTGGAGGGCTAAATGATAGCAGAACACCGTATGCAAATGACTTATATAAAGTATTGCGTAGTGATGATTATGGTAAAAAATTTTAAAATAAATTATATGGAAAAAATAATTAGCGCATACATATGGGCTTGGACGAATTATGAAGCAGGAGATAAGGCAATTGGAACATTGAAAAAATATTACCCAGATTCCGATATTTTTATAAATGTAGATTATGATGGGGATGTTGAAAATTATAAAAAGGTAGCAGAAAAATATAAAGCAGAACTTACAGTTAATAATTTTCAAGTAGGATATTGTGGTGATTTTGGCGATGTAATAGTTGGAAAACCATGTTGGACTAGGGAAGAAACTTTTGAATGGATACGTGGGTTGTATGAGGCTTGTAAAAAATGTACTACAAAGTATATTATGATTCTAGAAGAAGATAATTATCTTTTAAAAGAATTATCTATATTAAATACGGATTTTTCAATGGCAATACATGCATCCGCACCATCGGCAACTGGAACATATCGCCCTAATTATTTACCAAATGAATTTATGTTGTATTCTTATAATTTGGGAGGATTAGCCAGCGCAATCACATATGGAGCTGGTGGTGGTTGCATTTTTAAACCAGATGAGTTTGTAAAATCTTGGGAAAAATGTAGAGAACCACTTTGGAACGATTATGATACTTTAAAAAGTATTAACAAAATAATTGGATGGCAGGATTTTATAGTTCAATTTGTGATGATGATTGGAGGTTATGATCTTATTGAAAATTTATATACAGCACAGCCATGGGAAGACCCAAATTGGTTAGGCGGAAAAAATTATCTTGGACAAGAATACGAAATGGTATGTGGATTAAAAGAACACTCAATAATTAAATTATAAGTTTATGAAAGACGTAGTATTAGGTTGTATAACAAATTATACATTTGATAAAATAGAAATATTTATTAATTCATTAGAAAAATCAGGCTTTGACGGATATAAAGTAATGATTGTCTATAATGTACCATTTTCAACCGTTGATGAATTGCGTAAACGTGGTTGGATAGTTGTTGGGTTTAACCGTGATGAGGTAAATCAATGGTATACATATAAAGATAATTTTAGAATAATTTGCGATAGGCAATTGCATTATTATCAATCATTACAATCTCTAAATGAAGAATATGGCGATTTGAGGTATGTAATAGCTTGTGACCCACGCGATGTAATATTTCAGCAAAATCCATCTATTTGGATTGAGAATAACATAGGAGATAAAAAAATAAATGTTGGATCTGAAAGCTTAAAGTATAAACACGAAGAGTGGGGTAAAAATAATTTAATTGAAAGCTTTGGTGATTTTGTATATGAACGTTGTCAAGATAATTTAATTTATAATTGTGGAACTGTAAGTGGAGAATGGAAAATAATGAGTGAATTATTTTTAAATATATATCTTATGTGTATAGGCAGCTCAAATGAAACACCAGACCAAGCCGCACTAAATACTCTATTATCGTTTGATGTATATAAATCGGTTACAAGATTTACAAACTCCGAAGAAGCTTGGGCATGCCAAGCCGGTACAACCGTAGATGCCAAAGTAGTATCAATTAATAAGAATAACTTAGTAGAACCACAACCATATTTAGATGGCGACATTGTTAAAACAAGCACGGGTATACCATTTACATTAATACATCAATACGATAGAGTTCCTGAATGGAAATCGGTATTAGAGGCTAAATATAAATAAGTTATGATTGTAGGTACAGGCGATATAGCATCAATTTTAAATGATAGAGATGGAATAATATTCTTCGCATCAGGAGTTTCAAATAGCTCGGAAACAACTGAATCTGAATTTAAAAGAGAATTGGATTTGATATCTAAACAAGATAAATCAAAATGTATATTCTATTTCAGTTCAATAGCAATTGATAATAACGAAAAATATGAAATAAGTAAATACTTACAACATAAAAAGCAAATGGAAGATTACATAAAGGATAATTTTCAAAATTATAATATAATACGAATAGGAAACATTATGTGGGGTAGTAATCCAAATACATTTTTAAATTATTTAAAAAATAAAATTAAAAATAATGAATCAGTTTATATATCGGATGAATATAAATTTATGATTAATAAAGAGCAATTGTTAGCATTGACTGATAATCTACCAATAATAGCACAAAACCAATTAAGTATTTTTGGTAAAATGATAAAAGTAAAAGATTTAATATGAAAGGAGTTATAACAATATTTTGTCTACCACAAGAGTTGGAAGATTTGGCATTAACATTAAACGGATTAAAAAGAAATTCAGTATTTTTAGATGATAGTATTAATTTTAGAGTTGAAATAACGATGTGCCTTTCGGATGAATTGACTGATTGGAATAAGACACGGTTGCCAAAAGAATATATTAAAGATAGGACTATTGAATTGGTTGAAAAGTATTTGGATTGGTGTGAATGGGAGTTGATATGCGATTCCAACAATATATTGGGGTGCGTATCGCAAAGACGCTATAGTTTAGAAAACAATCCAGATGCTGATTTCTTTATATGGCTAGATACTGATATGTTTTTCAAAGATACAACACTACATTATATAACCGATACATACAAATTAGCAAAAGGCAATGGATTGGATATGGTTGTAGTAACTCCAGAATTTGTAAAACAATGGGATGATACTTGGGATGTTATTGTTAATAAGAATTATCATTTCGCACCAACTGATTACTATAAAACAACCAATATTCAAAAAGACTCCCTATTGAGTTCGGATGAAATTGAAATATACGAAATTCCTACATTCAAATTTGCGGGTGGCTGGTTTACTTTAATATCAAAATCCATATTGGATAAAACCGGTGTACCAGAATCATTTGGACATTATGGACTTGAAGATACATTTGTTATGTATTGTTGTCAGATAATGAAACAACGTGGTGAGATTGTATCTCAATTAGTATTATCAAACCTTATAGCAGGTGAGTTGCACAAAACTAGAACAAATAATACCATTAAATCTTTTATAGTATCAAAGAATAGAAAAGAAGAATTTAGAAGAATAGCAGAACAAAATTTTAATTTAGAGCTAAATAATTTTAGTAATAGATAAAATGTTTATATTTATAGAGGTATAATTATATAATATGAAATTAGAATTAACTAATCCTAAAATATGGGAAAAACTACAAGAGAAAAATATTCCAGTATCCCATAAGATTAAAGTTTATGAAAAGTTAGGCGGAGCATATAGACTTGGAGAAAGTAAGGGTGAGCAAGTATTTAATAAACTTACAGAATTACTAAAATACGCAATAAAAGAAAAAAAAAATAAAATAAACGAATTACTAAGACCAGGCGTACAAGTTTCCGTAACTAGAAACGGAAAAGACTTGGGAAAGTGGAGCGTAAAAAATTCTACTAATAATCAAGCCGATTTAATGTCACAAGATGGCAATAAGGAGTTGAACCTTAAAGTTATGGATAATGAATATCTTGACATGGATGGTAACAAATACAATCTTTCACAAATAGGCGAAAATAATATATATGAAAGTGATGATCATGAAGTGAGTATGGCTATGAATTTACTTAATGATATAATTAAAAACGCTAATGAACTTAAAGGTAAAATTGGAACAACTGAAATAGATTTACCAGGGTGGGTACAAGACCATATATCGCAATCCCAAAATTTTATTAACCAAGCAAATACAGGTTATAACGATCCAACTAATAAAGGACAATTAAAATCTAAATAATTATGGCATTAGATAGTAATGTAACTAGTATAATAATCACTGCTATAACAATGTTAAGTGGTGGCGCAGCATGGAGATATTATGAAAGAAGAGCCGCACATAAAGAGAAGGATGAAGATTTCATCAGACACGATTGTCGTGATAGAATTTCTAAATTAGAAGCCCTACTTGAAGCAAGTGCAAAAGAGAAAGATGAACTTCGTAGTTTAATATTACAATTAACGGCGCAAGTAGCAGAACTACGTGTTAAAGTTGAGTTCCTTACCGATGAAAATGAAAAATTAGAGAAAGGACTTAAAACAACAAAGAAAATATTAAATGGCTAAAGAACTATTAAAAGAATGTATAATCGTTTCAAAGAAATTTGGCAACGATATGGTACTCGCTAAAAATCGTGACAGGGCTTATAAACCACTTATAGAGATAGTACATACCTTTATAAATGAGGTTGAAGTTGTCTATCTACATGATATAACAACCGACTGGAGCGAGGGTATGAATGAATATGGCATAGGCATTGTCAATTCAGCGTTAATGGTTGGATTCGATGAGAAAGAAAAACAATTAGTAGCAAAGACCGGAAAGAAATCGCAGGATGGTCTAAGAATACGTTACGCACTAGGGCAGAAAAAATTAAAAGATGCAGTTAAATCCGTTGTATTATATGATGGTGGCATTAAGGGACACACATTCCTTGCAGACCCTAATGATTTGATTACTATTGAAATGACATCAAAGCATAAGGCAATAATTAAAAAGCAAGACCCATCGGAAATATATGTAAGGACAAATCACGGTTTATCTCACCCTGAAGCCGGATATACGGAAGGGCCTGATTACAAAAGCTCAGTAATTCGTAGAGCAACTGCAAGAGCAGCTATTGGTCAATTAGAAGATTGGACAAAGGAGTTGGAAGCATTGAGAAAAAACAAATACTCACACGACAACCCAAATAATATGACTAGAAATACTGATAAGATGAAAACTACATCACAAATGCAGCTTAATCTTACAAAACGTATATTTACTTTAAACTACTTTGGCGATAGAATTGAAGGATTTACTGGTGTTAGAACCGAATTACCTGATGGCTACACACCAAAAATTAAAATAAGAATTAAGGATTTAACTAAAACCAAATTTAACTAATGAAAGGATTGGTAGATATATTAAAAGAATTTATAACTAAACCAACAATGGGCGTTTGGAATGGTAGACAAGTTGAATTTGGCAAAGTATATACTGACCCAATGTTCAATGCATTTGCTGCGCCTATAAATGAAGATGAATTACCAAAGGGTAAGAAACTACGTGTGTTTGATTTTGATGATACACTTGTGACCACCGACTCACATATATACGTTACGCATGGCGATGGTAAGAAATCAACATTAACGCCAGGACAATATGCAATATACGATGCAAAAAAAGATGATAAGTTTGACTTCTCTGATTTTGAAAAGGTGAAACAACCGCAGGAAATCAAAGGTGTAACAAAATTATTAAGAACAATACATGCAGCAGAAGGAGATAGAAAGACCGTAATACTTACAGCAAGAGGCGCATATAAGCCTGTTAAACAATACCTAAAAGATATTGGACTAGATGGTATATATGTAATAGCATTAGCAGATGGCAATCCCCAAAAGAAAGCAGATTGGATTTCCGATAAAATAAAAACAGGGTATAATGATGTATTCTTTATTGATGACTCTCATAAAAACGTATCAGCAGTACATGCATTAAAAAAGCAACATCCGGATATAAAATTAAAGGTAAGAACAGTTAGACACGAAATGCCCGCTATGCCGGCTATGGTTGATAAAACAGGTGCAAAATCTAAAAATGATGTAACTAAACTAAAATCGATGGTGCCAAAATCTGCATTAGATAGAAAAGTTAAAAACCCAGATACGGGTCGTGAAATAAAAGTAACATCCGCATTGGGATATGATAAAAATTCATCAGTATATAAAGCAGCAGTACGATCATTAAAAACAAAATAATTAATTTAATAAGATAGGTTATGAAAAATTCGCAAATCTACTGGCTCATTGGTCAACCAGTTAGTGGAAAGACAACTGTGGCGAAACGTTTACAATTTTGGTTGCAAACCGATAAACGTAATTGGCGTAAGACGGTATTCCATATAGACGAGGAGCAAATTAAAAAAACATATAATCTAATTGAATACGCCGATATTGACCAAATGTGTTTCAATATTGGTAAATATATAAATTTAAACGGTAGTGATGTTATAATTTCGACTACATCACCAATTAGAAATCTACGTGAAAAATATAAATCAGAATACGATATTAAAGAAATCTACTGTCATAATAGTAAAAATAAAACGGCAATAATTGAAAACTATGAGCCTCCTATTTCATTCTTTGTTGATTTGGATACAACAAATTCAATAGATGAAACGTTTAAAAAACTCTTAAAGGTTTTAATTTAATTTGGAATATTCGGATTTTATTCGTATATTTGTTAATTATGGCATTACAAGGTTATTGGGTTGAGGAAACTACATTCAATCATACAGTTAGAAAATTTCTCAAAAAATGGCATTATTCTGATTATGTCAACATCCAATCAAAACATACATTCTGTCTTTTTAAAGTAGGCAATTTTGGAATACCAGAAATGGTAGGTGTGTGTATTTACACAAGACCAGCTGGACCAACGGCAGCGCAGAGTTATTATCCCGAAGCACCTGATAGGGTATTGGAACTTCGTAGATTGTGTCTAATAGATGCAACGCCCAAAAACGCAGAATCATTTTTTGTATCACGAACAATTAAATGGTTGAAGAAAAATTCCAAATGGGAGTTTATACTATCCTATGCAGATATGGAACAAGGACATAGTGGAGTTATATATAGAGCATCAAATTTTGAATATCTCGGTGTGACTGGAGTTGGAAAGACTTTAGAAGTTGATGGCAAACGTTTTCATATAAGAACTTTATCAATGTTAGACCGACCTTATGGCGTAGAAATCAATCGTAGATATAAACAAAAAGACCCAAATGTCAAAGTATTGGAAACGTTGCCAAAAAATATTTTTATTTATAAATTAAAGAAAAAATAAAATTTGATATACTTATAAGTAACAAGATAAATAGTTATTAGTATGGAAGAACAAAGTGAAGGATTTTTTCCGAACCTGGAAAATCGAATTACAAAACGTGGATTGGGAGCTCGCCCAATTCTGCAAGAGCAAATAAAAGCAGCACAAGCTAAATCAAGATCAGCATTAGAGACAGCAAGAACATTGGGTATATCATACAATACCTATAAGAAATATGCAAGACTTTATGGGATATTTGAAGATTTAAAAAACCCCCGCGGAATTGGTATTGATAGAAAAGTTGGTATAAGAAATAATAAGTATCATATTGAAGATTTAATTGATGGTAAGCATTTACGTTATCCTTTGCATAAATTTAAAAACAAACTATTCGATAGTGGATATATACCAAAGGCATGTGGAAGCTGTGGATTTGGCGAAGAAAGAATCACAGATGGCAAGATGCCTTTATTGATAGACTTTTTGGATGGAAACTTAAATAATAGAAAATTAGATAATATCAGACCACTCTGTTACAATTGCTTCTTCTTATTAGTTGGAGAACGTAATGTAAAAAATTGGTATGAAGAAAATGGAATACCAGATGAAGAAGAACTCTCCGATAGATAAGCCAACAAAATTTGAACGAATATTTGAAGATGAAGATTGTAAGTCGATTTGGAAATATGACCTTGCAAAGCAACCAAACGGACCAATATCAGTAGAATACTCATACAAAGCCCATATGTATAAAGCATGGGAGTTATATAGAAAGCGTGGAAGATAACTACATATAGAAAAAAGAAGAATCTAAATAAATTTGGTAGCTTCAAAAATTATCATTATATTTACATAGTAAACGAAATAAAAGTAGTTTAACAAACAATTTTTTAACAAAACAAAAACAAAAATGAAAAGAGGATTTAAAGTAGGTATTTTAGCAATAACAATGTTATTGGCTGTAATAACCGGAGTGAACGCTCAGAAAGGTTCAAAAATCGTAAGTGGTACGGTATCGTATTCAAAAGCAACTGATGTAAAAGCATCTTATAGTATCAACCCGTTGGTTGGATATTTTGTAACTGATAAAGTTTCAGTAGGTGTATTGGGTTCTTTTGGCGAAACCGCAACTGAAACAACTACAAATGTAGGTGTATTTGCAAGATGCGTATTCTTAAACATTGGACAACACTGTCACGTGTTTTCGCAAGTAGATTTGACTAGTAATTCATCAAAAGTAGCAGGTGTTAAATCAACATCAACATCAGCTAATTTAGGATTGGTAGCAAATTATTCAGTTACCAAACATTTAGGACTTACAATGCATGTAGCCGATTTAATCAGTTATAAAAGCGCTGAAGGTAGCTCAGTAACAACTATTGGATTTACCGGAGTAACAAACCCATTTGCAACAGCAAAATTCGGTGTTATCTATAAGTTTTAATTATTACACATATTAAGAAAATTTGGGAGAACGTAAGTTTTCCCATTTTTGTTTGGTAAATTCAAAAATTATCATTATTTTTAAAAACAAAGCAAAATAAAATAAACTATGGCAAAAACGATTAAATTCGACACTGAAGCAAGAAATGGATTAAAAGCCGGAGTAGACAAATTGGCGAACGCCGTAAAAGTTACTTTAGGGCCAAAAGGTAGAAACGTTATTCTACAAAAAGAGTATGGTGCACCACATGTTACAAAAGATGGTGTATCAGTAGCAAAAGAAATTGAGCTCGAAGACCCGATTGAAAATATCGGAGCACAGCTATTAAAGGAAGTAGCATCTAAAACCGCAGATGAAGCTGGTGATGGTACTACAACTGCAACTGTATTAGCACAAGAAATCTACACATTAGGTAGTAAGAATGTTGCAGCAGGTGCAAACCCAATGGAATTGAAACGTGGTATTGAAGCCGGCGTTGAGTTGGTTGTAGAGGAACTTCGTAATATTAGTAAGAGAGTATCAACCAACAAAGAGATTGAACAAATAGCTACGGTATCGGCTAATAATGATACTGAAATCGGTTCTATGATTGCATCCGCTATGGAAAAAATTGGAAAGGATGGCATCATTACAGTTGAAGAAGCTAAAGGTACTGAAACATCTGTAAAGGTTGTAGAAGGTATGCAGCTTGATAAGGGATATCTATCACCTTACTTTGTAACAAATCAGGAAAGTATGGATGCTGAATTAGAAGCGCCTTACATTCTCATCTATGACAAGAAGATTTCAGCAATGAAAGACCTATTGCCTATCCTTGAGAAAGTTGCACAGGTAAATCGTTCATTAGTTATTATAGCTGAAGATGTTGATGGTGAGGCATTGGCAAGTTTAGTAGTAAACAAAATGCGTGGTACTATCCGCGTTGCAGCAGTTAAAGCACCGGCGTTCGGAGATAGACGTAAAGAAATTTTAGAAGACGTTGCTATTTTGACGGGTGGAACACTTGTTGATGCGGATAAAGGATATACATTGGAAAAATTCACAATGGATATGTTTGGTACTGCTGAGAAAATCAATATAGATAAAGATACAACTACAATCATTAATGGTGGTGGTAAGCCTGAAGAGATTAAAGATAGAGTATCAGCAATGAAAGCTCAAATTGAGAAATCAACATCAGACTATGATAAAGAAAAGTTGCAAGAGAGATTATCTAAATTGGCAGGTGGTGTAGCAATTATCTACATTGGAGCAGCAACTGAAAGTGAATTGAAAGAAAAGAAAGATAGAGTTGATGATGCACTACATGCAACCAGAGCAGCAGTAGCCGAAGGTATTGTACCAGGCGGTGGAACGGCACTATTAAGAGTACAAAGTGTATTAGATAAGGTTAAGGTAGAAGTATCGGATGACTATCATACTGGTATTCTAATTGTTCGTAAAGCATGCGAGGCACCTTTGAGAACGATTATTCAAAATGGTGGTGGACAAGCAGAAGTGATTATCAACGCAGTTGCAAATGGTGAAGGTAATTTCGGTTACGATGCCCGTACTGAAACCTTTGGTGATTTAGTTGAGGGTGGTATCATTGACCCAACGAAAGTAACCCGATTAGCATTACAAAATGCAGCATCAATCGCTGGATTATTACTTACAACTGAATGTGTTGTTGGTAAAACAAAAGATAAAGAATCACAACCAAATACAATGGGTGGAATGATGTAATAAATTTTAAACAATAAAACAACAAAATATGGCAAAGTATTACGCAGTTACTGTAGCAGTAGAAATAGAAGATGCTAAAGGTAAGATTAAAAAACAAAAAGAACAATATTTGGTAGATGCTATGTCCTGTACCGAAGCTGAAGCAAAGTTGGTAAAAAAATTCACAAAAGAGGCAGTCCAGCTGGAGTATCAAGTTGAGAAAGTTTCAGAAACAAAAATCATAGAAATAATCTAATATGGAAACGGAAATCAAAGAGCAAAAAGAAATTGTACTTAAACGAGTTCCTCCAGGAGATAAATGGGTCTTCGCAGCAGAGAGGGGTGGGATAGTTTTCCCATCCCTAACTGATGCTTTGGAGGGTTGGTATCAAACAAATGGTGATACTAGATTCTATATAGATGCACGTAGTGGAACTGTAGAAATTATTACAGAGCAAGAAGTTGAAAAGCCTTTAAAAAGATTTTCGCTATATGGTGAGGATTAAAGATAAAACTTTATATTTATATAAAAATATTTGTAAAGTAAAACATCTTAAAAATGGCAAAGGCAAAAGTTTCTAACGGATCATCTAATAAAGTTAGTTTTGGCAAAAGAAAAACAGGTAGTGCACAAAAAAGCTATAACAAACATACATCAAAACCAAAAGACTATAGAGGTCAAGGTAGATAATTATGAATACAATAGAAAGAAAATTATATAACTTTATTAATGAAGATGATGTTGTTAAAAACAAAAAGACAGGTAATGTCTATAAAGTTAAACAATTCGACCCTTCAAAGCACGATAAACCAACACCAGCGGAAGTAGAAAAAACAAAAGCTGCAAATGGTGGTAAATTGCCAGTAGGAGATAAGCCAAAACCAAAGCAACCGGCACCAAACGCTAAACCAAGTAACAAACCAGAACCTACTAAAATTGGAGCTGCAGATTTTAAAACATCTGCTGAAACGGATAAAAGTGGTAATGCAGAAACTTCAAAGTTAAAAGCATTAATGCCTGGAATGGATACAACCAAAAAGGGATTGGCTGATATTTCACCGATTGAACGTCAAAAGATTTCAGCAAAGATTGATGAATTGGCCAAATTGGGTGCAGAAGCAAAAGCAAAGGGTGAGAAGGCTCCCAATTATAATTTGTGTAAGGTAACTATACCTGGAACAAACCTCTATTGTGAGGGAAATAAAGGTATTGATAGAGCGGATATGCCACAATTCAAAGGTACACCTCGACCAGGCTCACCAGCGGATAAACTTCCAAAGGATGAAAACGGTGAAGCAGATACAGAAGAGTTTTTCAAAAAAATGTTAAACGATAAAGGTATCAAAGTATCAGAACCAGCAGCAGTACCGGCCGACCGTTTAAAAGCAACTCAATCTGAATTAGTTGGAGTTAAAGTTGCCGGAATGAGTAAGGTATTGGATAACCCAGACCATCCGGCATATAAGAAAATAACAGCTCCTATCTATGTAAGTAACGATGGGTATGTATTAGATGGGCACCATCGTTGGGCAGCAGTAGTTGCGCATAACGCAGCAAACCCTGATAAGCAAATTGATATGAATGTAAGGGTTATTGACCAACCAATTAAACCGCTTGTAAAAACTTCAAATGATTTCGCTGAGCACATTGGTATTCGGGCCAAAGCAGCTGATACCGGAGCCGGAGGCGGACCTGCTCCAATTGCGGAAAAAAGATATTTTAAATTATCTTCTTTTTTGAAATAGATTTTATATTTATATTAAACAACTTAATTTGGTTATATTTGCGAAAGCAGGTATAACCATTTTTTATTTATACTAATAGCAATATTATGGAAAACAATAAACCGACTGGATTTAGAGATTTATTAAGCGCAATGATGAAACGTAGGTGGTACATTACCGCTATGGTTTTGGGTGGGTTTATATTAATCATTGGTGGCATATTTGCGGCAATCACATCGCAAACTCCAATGGCAGCAGCTTGGAAAGAGTTGTTAATGTTATTGCTAGGTGCATTTATTGGTTCTTATGGTAAAATTATAGATTACTGGTTTAGCGATACTGATAAAGATAAAATGTTAGTACAAAAAATGGATGAAGAAGATGGTGTATCATTATCTCATACAAACGATATGAAGGAAACTAACAAACCATTTGCCCCACTTATGCCAGATGCATTTGTAGTAGGAGCTCAAGCAGCAAGGGAGTTAGCAGTAGTAGAAAATAGACAAGAGTTTGAATTAGTAAAAGACCAACAAGAGCACAAACAAAAAATGGAAGAGTTGGAATTTGAATATCATACGCATAGACAATGTGAACACGAATGGGCCGATGAAGACCACGATGGGCATGAAGAATGTATTAAATGTGGACTTTTTAGACCATCTGAAAAATAATTTATAATAAAATAAATATAAACCTATGGATTTCAAACAATGGATAATTGACCTTTTCAAAGATGAACGGGGTTCAACATCAATAAAACCGGTAGTTGCATTTGTTGGCGCATTATTTCTATGTGGAACAATGTTGGCTAATAGTTTTACAGAAGAACATTTTAAACCAGCTGATAATTTAGTAAACGCAGTTATGGTTATCACAGCAATCGGAATGGGAGCAGATAGCTTGGACAAGTTTACTCATAAAAAGGTTAAAGAAGAAAAAACGGAAGAATAATAGGTTAATATAAGGGTTACTATAACTTTTAAATTGACTTGAAATGGATGATTTAAGTAAATTCATTCCTCTATTTTTTGGAGGTGGATGGATTGTATTACTTATTGGAGCAGCCGGAATGATAGCTAGACTTGCGACAAGTAAAAACCCAGAGGATAAAACCCCTGGACATATTGTTGGCAATATTGCTGCGGCAATGATTGCTTCACTAATTGCTTGGTTTATATTAGAGCAATTTGAAGTAGCATCTATGTATAAGGCTATTATTTATGGTATGGTGGGATTGAACTCACCCGAAATATTAACAGGCATAATAAAAATATCAACTAATTTTGCTAATAATCCAGCGGAGTTTCTTAAAAATATAAAAACAGGTGGTGCACCTCCTACTAAAAAAGTAACTAAAAAGACAACAAGAACAAAACACGGTTAATATGAAAAGTTCTACAATAATGATTATTCTTACGGCAATCATAGTTGCTGTAGCATCTTTTGGTAAATATGTTGATGGTAAAATACACGCATCGGCAACTACAATACTTGAAGACCGATTAAAACCCGGCCCACTCCTATCGCATAGATTTGATTATTATGGCACATATATTGATGATGCGTTCTCAGCCAATATAAGTAATATAGATACTTTACTTGCTCATAAAGCTGATATACTAAAAGCAAGAGAAAGTACGGGAAAAGATTGGAAATCATATCTTGCTACATATTTGGTACCGGAAGAAGATTCGGTTGCGCATTTGGCCGATAAAGAAATGCAAGAACTTGATAAGAAAATTGATGCACTATTCGATTTAGCAGTATCAGATAAAATCGCAGCACAAAAACTATTAGATGAAAGTCACATTAAAGAATCAATACCATCGATTACAAATAAAGTAAACTGGTTAACTGATTTGCAAACTAGAGTTGGACAAGAAGAGACTGTAAAAATGTTATCACTAATAGCAACATTTGATAATTTTATGGTTGGAGCATTGGCATTAGCAGTAATGTTAGCCGGTTCAATCATATACTCAATTATTAGAGATAGGAGGGAAAAACAACCAGTAAAGAAAGCAACCAAAAAGACGGTTACAAAAAAGAAAACAGCAACTAAAAACCCAGTTACTAATAAAAAACCTATTAAAAAACCAACAAATAAAAAGTAACATGTCAGCAACAAAGCACGAAGAAAAAACATTAGAATTAGAAAAAACAATCGCTATTGATAAAGGTAAATCGGAATTAGTAGAAAAATTAGTATTTATTTTATTTCCGGTATGCGTATCAGCAATAGGTTGGCTACTTACTCAAGTAAATGAATTAAGTGATAAGGTAACAGTACTACAAAATAAAGTTAATATCGTTGTTAATGCTGAGAATAAAGCAATTCCACCTCAAGGAACTACTATTGAATTGGAAACTCTTAGAGCAGCTGCGGCACAAGCAAGGGCGGACATGAAAATGGAGATTTCTGACAAGATTACATCAGTTCAAATCAATGCAATGCAAGAAAGGGCAGATATTAAAGCACGTTTAAGTGTTCTTGAATCACATCAAAAAAAATAATTAAAAATGAAAAAATTAATATTAGCAATATTTTTATTAATAAGTTCAGTAGCTTACTCACAAAAATATTATACTTATATTGGACCAAGTATAGCATTTGATACGCAATTATCAGATACTAAAAACCTAATAGGTGGATGTGTTGAAGTTGGAAAGTATTTGAATAAAGATGTATCAATCGGACTTAGAACGGGAATATATTCTTTAAATGTAGATAATATATATACGGACTTTGTAGTTGGATTGCCAATACCAAATTCAAACTTTTCAATTACATTGTGTGCCGGATATTTTTACAACTATAATGATATTACATTGGAATATGATTTTAATTATAGTATTAAATTACCAAAGAATAAATCAATAGTGATAACTTACGGAGCTCAAAGTGCATTTGGACTTACAACGAATAGTTTTTCATTTGGAATTAATAAAGACTTTTAATAAATACAAAACCAATAAAATATGGACTTACAAAAACTCAAAGGACACATTCCTGACAGTGTTATAGCTCAGATACCTGAAGTTATGACCAAATTCAAAATTGACACTGCATTAAAATTAGCACATTTCTTATCACAATGTGGACACGAAAGTGGTGGTTTTAAATTAACACAAGAAAATCTTAACTATGGTGCAAAGGGATTGTTAGGATTATTTAAAAAGTATTTTCCAAATGAAGCATTAGCCAAGCAATATGAAAGACAACCACAAAAAATCGCTAATAGAATTTATGGTGGTAGAATGGGTAATGGTGTAGAAGCAACGGGTGATGGATGGAAGTTTCATGGTAGAGGATATATACAATTAACCGGCAAACAAAACTACGAAGCTTTTTCAAAATCAATCGGAGAAGATTGTATTGCTAATCCAGATTTAGTAGCAACTAAATACCCATTAGCATCAGCAGCTTGGTTTTTCACACGATGTTTACCTAAATGCACCGATGCATCGGATGCGGCTGTAACAGCAGTAACTAAATGTGTAAATGGTGGTACAATCGGATTACCAGACAGATTAAAACATTTCAAAGAATATCATGCTTTATTAGCATAAAAATACTAAAGTGCTACCTTTAGGACAATAGACCATAGCCCAATCCCGTAAGGTTGGGTTTTTTTATTTGGTATATTCAAAAAGTTTTTGTATATTCGTAATATGGAAAATGATAAGCCATTTGAATTAATATTTGAATTTTTTAATGATGGTGAAAAATATTTTGGGTGTGATATATACCGATTCGGATTAGCAGGTTATACCTATAATGCTGAAATTAATTATAGAGTAGATGAAACTAATGGTGGATATGAAATTCAGTTGTTGTATAAGACAGAAGAATATCAGTATGAGCAGGTATCTATAAAGAATGCATTTACTTTATATAATATACTTTCTCAATGCTATTTGGCATCATTATATAAATTAGTTCCAAAAGTAAATGGCGAAGTTCCACACATTAAATTGTTTGGTGGAAAGCCTGCAAATGATGGAATGTTTGTAAACGATGAGCGAAAGAATAAAATAGCAATAAAATACATACATAGGGTTTTACCTATTAAAGAAGTATTTTTGGACTCAAATGGCAATAGTATACTTATAATAGATAAAGATGAATTATGTCAAAAACAATACATAAAATAAATTGGAATACTGCACACTATCTTTGGAGTGATTTTAAGTTAGGAGATGCATATAAGAAATATTTGTTAGACGAGTATGGTATAACAGTATCAATTGGTGGTAGTGTATTGTGGAATAATGTATTTACTGTTGATGTTGTAATAGAACCAGTATCTAATGGTGGTGGTGGTATTGTTGAAGACTACGAGAAGAAAAAAGTAAAAAGAAAAATAAAATTGATATTTATTTGTGGAGATAACAAGAGTATGATTGAAAAGGAAGTCAATGATGATATATCTACTCAATTACTTTCCGATATTCGTAATAAAATAGAAGAATCATTAAAAACACAAATAATATTAAGCGATGTACAAATTATTAAAGGATAAAAATAACGAATTTCAATGTGAGATTAAACTCGTTGGAGCTAGTGAAAAAACGGCAAAAGTTAGACTATTTTTAGAAGGAACTGGATGCGAATATTCATTTAAAGGGAATATAGAAGGAACTCGTTGTAGAGTAAATTTGGGAAAGTTAAAAACTTTTAGTAACTTAATGGAAAGTGGTAAGATTAGATTAGAGGTCATTGCAGATGATACACTATTTGTACCATACGAAAGTACATATGAGTTAGAAGAATCGAAAGGTGTGACTGTCGAAGTAATACAGAACGATTCAACTACTAAAAAAACAATGGTGGAAGTAGTTGTGGATATTCCAAAACAACAATTAAAACCCGTAAAGAAGATAGAAAAAAAATCTTCAATAAGTGAAATAAAAAATTATCTTGAAGATAACACATTATACAATGGAAGCGCAGAAAGTTTAAAGATGGCTATGTCAAGCGAAAGGAATAGAAGGGTTTTTAACGAATTTTGTGATAAAAGTGGTTTACAAAGGACAAATGTTCTTAAGCAATTATTAAAATAAGTTATGATTAAATTATGGCAATACCAACATTATCAGGCTCATACATAGATGAAACATACGGAAGACTCGTACAAGTTAGTGGGTCAGAATTTGCGGATGGTTTAGGTAATCCTATATCAATTGTACTTGGCTCATACACCAGCCAGCAGACAATTATAGGTGATTACAATCAAAATTATAACGGAACTAAACTAACAGTCGATGATAATAATCAAAAAGTTAAAATAAATAAACATTTAGAAGTTGAATTGGGAAGTATAGTACCATACTATACAACAACACTAAATTTAAGCGATATTGTATATTATGATATACCATATAGCGGGATATTTGAGATAGTAAACCCAAATGGACGAATTGCATTTCCAAACCCAGAGACTAATAATGGCGGAACAATAATCATAGTTAATACTACTGAGCAACCTGTTAGTATAAATAATGAAAATGGATGGGCACCACTGCGTAGTGGAACTGGTAATTCGTTAGATACAATAAATGCTAACGAAATGTGGAATTGTATCTCAATAGGAGCTAAGTGGAGAGGAATGCTTGGGGTTTTACCATAAATTTGGAAAATCCAAAAACTTTTCGTATATTTGATATATAATAAAACAAAATAGTTATGAAAAAATTTAAGTTAATACTTAATATAACAATAGTAAGTTGCATAATTGGATTACTAATATCATATTTGACAACGTTATTTTCTAATATATTACCACATTTAACCTTTTTGGAAGGTGTTGGGGTATATTGTTTGTGGACTCCTATACATCATGCATTTCTTGGAGATAATAATTAGAACTAATAACAAAGGTATAATAAAGAAATCAACAAATTATGAGATTACTACTAAGATTTATATGGGGCATGTTGCAAATAACATTGGGTTCATTTACCGTGATACATGCTATGGATAAACCAGTAACGTTTCTTAGAGTACTATTTATAATAACCGGTATTATAACACTAGCAAAGGGATACCTTAAAGTAGATGAAATATAATAACGAAGAGGTATAAAACAAAGGGCAGGGCACAAAGATACTGAACTTAGGGAGAGGTCGAGGAACTTCCATTACCTTTTAAGGATAGTCAGTTGGCGGAATTGGTAGACGCAAACGATGGTGACCTTCCATCATTAAATAAGAAGAGAACTTTTTGAGTTAAAGTCATGTAGGCGCAAGCAAAACTCATACAGGTTCAAATCCTGTACTGACTACTGAAATAATATGGGGATGTCCTGGCATTTGATTGGTATGCAGAAGGGTAGCACCACACGCGGACAAAGCATGAATGTCCTTAAATACTTGTAAAACAATAAACGCAGAAAAAACATCTCGTCAAGAAATCGGTGCATCTATCATCAACATGGCTTTCGAGTCATTTGCTGTAGCAGCGTAGTCTTCAGGTTGGTAACTGACCTTGGAACAGAATAGTTACAAAAGTGCATATCCAACTACCGTAAAGTGGTCACAATGTTGGAATGATCCCCGTCAAGAATGTGTGTAATCGGGGCGGTTGAGTTAATCATTTACCTTTGGTAGGCGATCTCTAAAGGTTTTCTTGGTTGAACCCGAATCAACTAAGTGGTGGATCTACTGTATTTAACCAATATAGTCCCATTACTAATCAAGGGAACGTTTAGTACGTTTGCTGCTGTGATAAGCATTCCACCCTAGATTTACCTCCTGCTTCTGTGTAGAACAGAGTAGCTAAGCGTGTGAGACGTTGGTGTTGCAATTCCATATCAAGACACGGGTTCGAGTCCCGTCATCTCCACCGTCAACTTTTTTGAGTTTGTCATATGTATAATAGCATATACTATGACAAACTTAATTAAGTTAAAAAAATAAAAAAGATTTGGTAGAATGAAAAATTTATCGTATCTTTAATATATCAAAGAAATAATAAGTATGACATCAAAAGATTTTACAAATTGGTTAAGAGGTTATATAGCTGGTAGTAATGAGTTACCTTTAAAAGTTAAAAATGAACTTACGAAGGTATTAGATGATATTGTTGAGGATGGTATAAAGCCTACAATGTTTACATATACAGGTACAGGCAATAGAACAATAGCTGGCGGATCTACATATACTACGGATATACCGAATACAAAAACAATTTAAAAAAAGATTTGGTAGATTAAAAAATTTATCGTATCTTTAACAAACAAACTGATGAATGGTTGAAGCCAACATCTAATAAAACCGAATGTGTGACTCTATAAACATTAGTATCTTGAGAGTGAAACGATACTATAAAGCCGGTTATCATTAATCAGTTTAAAAAAAAAGATTAAAAAAGATTTGGTAGAATGAAAAATTTATCGTATCTTTAATTAAACAAAGAAAGTTCTTTGATTATAAAGATATTGTTAATATAGTAAGTTCGTCTTACACAATTAACGACGGGTGTCTATGCTCGGTTTTAGATAAACTACGAAAGTAGGATAAAGTGGAATGTTTGGTTAAGCATTCTGCAGTTTCAACCCTGTAAGGTTGGAACGCATGTAGACAAGTGAGATACTGTTTGAGCTCTGTATGTGAGGGTGACACTGTAACAGAAAAGTTTGAATGATTAGGGTAAGTAGATACTCTAATTGAGCTCGGAAGAGCAATAGGAATAACTCATAGAGTATATGTGAGAAATACGAACTTAATCCCTTCGTATCATTTCGTTACTCAATATCAGAGTGGTCTTAACATCAATCTATCCGAAAGGACGCTAGATAAGACTGTGTACAGGTGGTGCTGTTACTATCCTTACATTTTATGTACCAACATATTTGTATGAAGATGACTCAAAATATGGCAATAGGGATATTGCATCGGGTAGTTTAGTATTCTCTGACTCAAAAGGTGAGAGAGCTAGTGGCAGACCGCTACCTGAATCAATCTACAAACCACAACAACTTTTTTTTATTCAAAAAATAATCATAAAGCAAAAGTGTTTGCCAGTTATAGACGAAAGGTGTCTACATAGTAACGAGTTGTTCGTTGCCACGATACCACCGCAAGTGGTCTGTGATTCTAATGAAAAACTTCTAACGCCGCAAGTGTTAATCAGGTCGGCAGACTTGAAGAAGCAGATTAGTTAGAGAGTAGTTTATGACTTTATGAGTGGTTCGCATTACGGACCGACACTGTACTGATACTTCTCAAAAGGAAGTGGATACGAAGGAAAACAATAACCCTTCCAAAGATGGTACACCCAAACCAATAATCTCATGGTTTATAAGCGGAATTAGTGTAATGGTAGCACAGCAGCCCTCCAGGCTGCAGGATGAAGTTCGATTCTTTGGTCCCGCTCATAATATGAAGAACCCCCCGAACATGAGTTTGGGGTTTTTTGTTACTTAAAATTACATACTATGTTAGCATTAGAAGATTTAAAAGCAATGACTGAATTACAAATCAAGCAGCATTTGGAATTAAAATACTCCGGTGAAGGTGTGGATGTTGATGAAATAACAAAGGCTTTGCAAGATTTAGAAATTTTAGTGGCATACGAATCAGTAGGGTCGTGGGGATGTGATTCCACTTCATTCTTTTTATTCAAAGATAATAAAGGTAAATTATATGAAATGCATGGCTCACATTGTTCGTGCTATGGATTTGAAGGCCAGTTTAGGTTGGAAAAATCTGAAAGACAAGCATTGTGGTATAGAATGTACGAGGGTAAAGGCAAACTATTTAGTACGGGTGGATATGATTATGAGTGTGATAAGAATATGGCAAAGGTACATAAATACATTAAAGAGAATTTATAACAATGCCGCCGTCGTCTAACGGTTAGGACGGAAGATTTTCATTCTTCAAACGGGAGTTCGATTCTCCTCGGTGGTACGATGTACCTTGCAGGCCACAAGGTCGTAGTTCCTCCTCGCCTCTCAACTGATGCACACTATGGAGCCAGATCGTAAGCTGGATATGTTGGCAACTCATACTGACCTGTTAAAAGTTGCAAAATAGTCAGGTGGCGGTATGGTGTTGTCGTAAATAGAATAGCCGAGGTCGTAAGCCCTCAAGCAGGTTCGAATCCTGTCCTGACTACAATAGGTTGAACGGGGAAAGATAGACCGCTAAAACGAGTTAGTGAAAATCTACATTCTATCGGAGGTGTAAGCAAGTAAAGCCGTTCATAAAAGTAGATGTCCACTCGCCCATCTTCTACTTTCCTAACATACAGCAGTGGCGGAAACGGATAATGTCGACATAAATCCGTAAGTTAGACGTAGGGCTCTTCGGAGGTCAGTTAAATAGGTAACTAAACTATATAGGTGCAAATCCTATCTGCTGTACTATACATTATCGTTCTTTGATATATAGGAGAAAACAAAATATGAATACACAATTAGCATTTGCTTTTGGTATGCTTGCGATGGTTGCTATCACAATGTTGGTAGTAATTGTTGTAGGTATGGTAAAGGTGATTAGATTAGCAAACAAATTAGAAAATTTAGAGCAGACAGTCGGACGTGAAGTTGAACTTATACATAGACAGACATCGGATGTTGAGAGAAATATGTATAGTGAAATACACAATGTCCGTAACAATATTGACAAGTATACGGAAGATTTAAGACGTGAATGTATGGCTTATACGGACTCCAGAGTTGATAAAGTACAAAACAAAAAACAATTACTAAACGATTAAAATAAAATAATCAAAGAACGATAATGTAATTTTAAAAAAAAACTCCTATAAAATGATACAAAGAAAAATATGGTTATATTTAGATGATGTTCGTATCCCAAAAGATAATCAATGGGAAGTGGTTACGAATTATGATGAATTTGTAAAGCATGTAAATTTACACGGATTGGAAAATTATGAGTGTATATCTCTTGACCACGATTTAGGTGAAGAAGCAATGCAGGAGTATTATCGTAATGTAAAAACCAATGGTTATTTGGAATATAACAATATAACCGAAAAAACCGGATTGGATTGTGCAAGATACATTGTGAATTTATCTATGGATAATCATATACCTTTACCAAAAGTATATTGTCATTCAGCAAATCCGGTAGGAGCTATTAATATAATGAACCACATAAACGGCTATTTAAAAAGTTGTGAATTGAAAGAAAGTTGTGTAATGGTTAAGATAGAACACACATACCGAGTACTTTCTAGCGAAGTGAAAACGACACGATTGGCAATTAAAAATGGAGACTTAAAATAAAAATTATGAGTATAAAATACAAAATTAGAAAAGCATTGTATATGGTTAGATACGATCTACCAAATTTCTTAAAAAACATATGGCGCTTCCGTAAGGGGCTATGGCAGTTTCGTTCATATGACCCGTATGGCATCTATGTAATGAATAATATCGGTCTTACTATTATCGCCGATGCAATTGAAAAGTATGGATATGAAGTTGAAGAATCTCGTCTTAAAAAAGTCCAAAAGATGCGTAGAGCAGCTGAACTATATAACAACTTTATGGTAGATAATTTCATAGATCAAGCTGAAGCAGAGCTAGGTGAGTTAGTTATGCGTTCAATGGAGTTTGTTCCATCGGAAGATAATCCGAATTTATCTGTTTTGGTAGATAATGATACACCCGAAGAGAAAGAACATAACAGAGCAATCTTTAAAAGATCTTCAGAGATTGAAGAAGAGCAATGGGCTGAACTATATACAATACTCAAAGGACAAGATTATTCAAAATTCAGTAAGAAAAAAGATTTCAATCAGCAATTTGATGGCTCCGGTCTTCGTGGTTGGTGGGACTAATCCACTCATAACTTAAAATTATGATAATACAATTGAATCCTATGATACCAATTAAACGCATATCCGACCAAATGGAAGGATATGCTTTTCTTGTTATAGATTATTCACAAGAGCATGACTTATTATTTACGTGTGCTATGGATGATGGCGAAATATGGACATTGAATAATAAAGAAATAAGGTTTTGTAAAAATATTACATTAGAAAGAAAAGCATAAAATATATGACACCAGAACAAAGTTATAGTATAATCTCATTATTGAATGATATTAAGAAGCTATTAGAGAATCAAAACGTATTGCTAGAAGCACAACAAACAAATCCACAAACAAAAATTACCGTTGTAGGTAATAAAGCAACAACAAATAACATAAAATTAGATAATAGCGAAGATTTTATTTTATAAAATTGTAATTTATTAAATTATCTATAATAAAGGTTTATTGATAATCAACCAGTTATGGCAACCTAAAAATACGGGTTTTGCTAACTGGTTGATTATCAATAAACCTTCTTCTTTCCCAGTTTGGCCATGTCAAATATAAGTTGTATCTTTACAAAGTAAAGGCATCAGAGTAATGCCTCTATGGTTCAAATTTTATTAAGTAAAATATAAATAAATACACATTATGAGTAAAAGTAGTAAAAACGTTAGTAAGTATAGTAGTGGTAATACCGGCTATACAGGCAGTAAAAAATCAGTATCTTCATTTTGGTATGATGATTATGATACTAAGTATGAATATCTTGATAAGTATAGTTCATATAATACCGATGAATTGAATGCGTATAAACGTTCTAATGATTTATATAAAATGGCATCAGTTCGTAGAGCAATCGCCAATTTCGTACAAATCGTAACAACTAAATCGGTTCCGGTTACCTTTGCTACAAAAAGTGATAGTAAAACCGATGGTGAGAAAGTGATATTATCAGCCGATGTTGACGATAACTTTGATGTATCGGTTGGATTGGCATTGCATGAGGGCTCGCATATTATCTTATCAGATTTTAAATTATTATACGCAATGTCTAATTGTAGTGATTCGTATAAATGGGATGTTTCGAGGTTTGAGCATACAAACGCTCAGGACATTGAAAATAACCTACCACCAACATACCCTAATATTCCATATTCGTTAGATGCTTCTATACTAGAGGTTATTAAGCAATATCCGGCGTATCGTAATCAATTAAATGAGATATTCCTTTCCAATGGTAAGATTGGTAGTAAGGGTATTTTAACGGAACAAATTACTAATACTATTAGTGGTTTAACAAATTGGATTGAGGATAGACGTATTGATATGTATATATTCAAATCGGCTCCTGGTTATAGAGATTACTATACTTCGATGTATGATTACTACTTTAACGATAAGAGTGTAACAAAAGGTATAGCTTCTGATGATTTCACCGATGAAACGATAGATTCGTATATGTTTCGTATCATTAACCTAATGAATGAAAATACCGACTTATCAAAATTGAAAGGATTGAGAGCCATTTATCGTTTATTAGATTTGAAAAATATCGGCCGATTAAATAGTTCAACTGATTCTTTGAATTTAGCGATTGATATTATGGAAATCATCCTTACAAATGTAATGGATAAAAACGGAGGTCAGATGCCACAATCGGCGCAGGGTAATGGGGCTAATGGTGGAAATGATGAAGCTGAGGAAAATACAGCCGGTAATGGTAAGGCACCAGACGGTATGAGTGGTGATATGGATAATGAGGCAGGTGGTAGTGGTATGGATGCCGATGCTACTTCTACTGACGGTAAGAAATCAAACTCATCGGATAATGCACTAAGTAAGAAAGTATCAGATATTCTAAGTAAGAAATTCCAAAAACAAAAGGACTTCCTTAATGGTAACATAAAGAAAAAAACTTTGAGTACCGCAGATTCTAACAAACTTAAAGATATTGCTGAAAGTGAAACTGAATTGGTTCGTGTAGGTAGTGGTATGGAAACCGGCTATGGTAGAATATCGCAAGGTGTTGATTGTATCGTAGTTAAAAAGTTGACTAATAATCTAATTCAATCCAAAGACTTTCCATTCTCACATACTAGCGGATGGGGAAAGGATGCGGTAGTTAAAGCATGGGCAGAAGAAGAAGTTAATCGTGGTATAACATTGGGTAAATTGTTAGGTAAGAAATTACAAATAAGAAGTGAGAGTCGTGAAACGGTATTCAGCCGCTTGAAAAAAGGTAGAATTGATAAGAGAATGATTGCTTCGCTTGGGTATGATAATGACGGTGTATTCTATACAAACGAAATCGACCAGTATAAGAAAGCAAACCTACATATATCTCTTGATTATTCGGGCTCAATGGGTGGTAGCAAGTTAAGAAAAACAATTACCTCTGTAGTAGCAATAGTTAAGGCGTGTGAGATGGCTCGTAACTTAAATGTTCAGGTTTCAATACGTTCAACTGATTGTAGTAGTAGTGGTGGTAAATCGTTACCTTATATTTGTTTGATACACGACTCTCGTAGAGATTCATTCAAACAATTCGCTAAGTATATGACTATATTGGATTGTAGTAATACAACACCGGAAGGTTTATGTTTTGAAGCAATCCAAAAGTATTTGATACCGGCTGATAATTCAGTTGACTCTTATTTCTTAAACTTCTCAGATGGGCAACCTTGTTATAGTATCATATCAAAAACTGATAATATTACTTATGGTGGTGAATCGGCCGCCCTTCATACAAATAAGCAAGTGAAAAAAATGCGTGAGAGTGGTATAAATGTGTTATCCTACTTCATTACTGAAAAAAGTGAATCTAGTTTTGAAAATACACAAGACTGGCGAACATTCCAAAAATCGTATGATAAAAGTGCTAAGTATGTAAATGTTGAAAATATAATGCAAGTTGCTAAATCAATGAATGACCTATTTTTACAAAAAAGTAATAGGGACTAACCAAAAATACTAGATACTGAAAAGAATGTTTATTAGTAATCAATCAGTTATGGCAACCTAAAAATAGGGGTCTTGCTAACTGATTGATTATCAATAAACCAATTTATCCTATAATTTGGCCATGTCCAAGATAAGTTGTATCTTTACAAAGTAAAGGTAATCAAATAGTATGGTAGTAAGTAAAAAGTATATATGTGTATTGGTTGTGTTTCTATGTTTATTAGTTAAACGTACCTTCGTATATGAAGTGGAAACCACAAAGTATTATTCAGTAAAAATTATAAAAAAAATAAAATAAAATATGGCTATTAAGAAAGTAACAAACAAAGTAAATAAATCTTCAACACTAAAATCTAAAACAAAAAGTATGAGTAAAGTATCAGCGACGGCTAAACGTACACCAGTAGCTAAGAAAAAAGTAGTAGCTAAGAAAAACACAACCGTAAAGAGAACGGTAGTAGCTAAGAAAGTAGCAACAAAAAAACCTACGGTAAAAAGAGTAACAACAAAAAAATCCGATATTGTTGTAGGGTTTACGAATGAAATTTACAAACCAATATTAGTAGGTAAAACATTCGCTCTTATGACTACTGATAATAAGCCAGTAACTTCGGTAAATGGTATCAGCCGTAGCCGTATCAAACAGGCGGAGGCTGAAAACAAAGCAATCCGTGGGTATGTAGGTAAGACTGGTAGTGTTACTTACAAATTGGTTGAAATGGACGAGTTCAAAAAGATTGCTAACATTATTGAAGAAAATGCTTGTGACTCGGTAAGTGAAGCATTTGAAACGCACGATGCACTTAAAGCATTTATACATGATAATGGTGTATCGCTTAAACCGACTGGGTTATTCATTGAAGATTTGAAATGGAAGTATTTGTTACGTTCAGCGGTACGTGGTAAAAATATAATGATGACCGGACCGACTGGTTGTGGTAAGACACTTGCCGCTCAATCGCTTGTTCGTTCATTGAAACGTCCTGACTTCTATTTCAACTTAGGTGCAACGCAAGACCCCCGAGCAACCCTAATAGGTAATACGCACTTTAATAAAGAGAGTGGTACATTCTTTAGTGAATCGGCTTTCGTTAAGGCTATCAAAACGCCAAACGCTATTATCTTATTGGATGAAATTTCTCGTTCTCACCCAGAAGCTTGGAATATCTTAATGACTGTGTTAGATGCTGGTCAAAGATACCTAAGATTAGATGAGGCCGAAGGTTCACCAATCGTAAAAGTTGCCAGTGGTGTTACCTTTATCGCTACGGCTAATATCGGTAATGAGTACACATCGACTCGTATAATGGATAGGGCTATTATGGACAGATTTGTTCAAATTGAAATGGATTTATTAGATAAGCAAAGTGAATACGAATTGTTGAAATACAAATTCGCTGAAGCTGATGATTATTCATTGAACGCTTTGGCTGAAATCGCCGATACTACTCGTCAGTTAATCAAAACGGACGCTAGTAAAATTTCAACAATCGTTTCAACGCGTGTGAATGTTGAAGCAGCCGGACTTATCTATGATGGGTTTACCTTAATGGAGGCGGCCGAAATAGCAATCCTACCATATTTCAGTAATGATGGTGGACTGGATAGTGAAAGAGTGTTTATGAAGCAGTTGATACAAAAGTTCAACAAATCAACCGAAGATGAAAGTAAGTTATTCAATGAAGTTACTGATGATTCAGTTGATAGCACCACTATTACTTGGTAGTAGTTTTTAATGGTGGATTGGAATTAAAGGGGAGCAGATAATACTGTTCCCCTAATTCTATAAAATATTTTTTCATATCTTTACAAAAAAAACATTATGGGACATTCAATTTTATTAGCGTTGTTTTTGATACTTTATAGTAACTTAATCATATTCAAAACGCTTCGACAAACAACAACAGTTAGGACGATTAAAGATTACTTTAATTATGATGAGAACTCATTAGTTTTCATTAATTTATTAATGTTCATATTAAGTGGGTTAATCATCTTAATTAGCCATCTATTACAATAACAATCTAAATTAAAAACATGACAAAAGAATTAACTCCAGGACAAATCTTCTTAATTATGTTATTAATTATTGGTATGTGTAGCTGTAGTAGAACAAGCTGCCCTTCACATGACAGTAAATACTTCTATCATAATAGAATGTAAACAAATAAATTATAAAATTAGTGTGTTTTTCCCTTGAGAAAGGAATGCCGTAAATAGTGAACCAAGTAACCACTAAAACACAGATGAGTTCTCAACATTAAAATAGTATAAACATTTGGTTTAATTGATTAAAGGTTTAACAGTCACAGTAATATGTGGTATTTTAACACCTAAAAGAAGTAAGAATAATTAATCAATGTCTGTCAATTCAGACTACTATTTTCTATTTTTAAACAACAAAAAATAAAACAACAATGAATACTATAAAAAACTTAGCCTTAAATTGGTTCAATGATTTAGATATTAAAGAATATCACAGATTATCACCTCATAATAATTTATCAGATGAAGAAATAGAAAACATATTCTATAATGAGGTAATTCTTAAATGGGCAGCAAATAACCCAGCATCAGTATTTGATTCAACCGAAGAAAGAATAAAAGAAAGATACCTTAAAGAACATTCTAAAGAAGAACCAACAGAAAATTATCGTAGAATAGCTTTAGATTGGTGGGAAACATTGCCATTTGATAGTTCAAATACTATTATTAGTAAACGACATTATTTTGAGGAATATAAATCAAAAGTATTTACTCCAGCATTAAATTATACTCAATTAACAGGTAGAGAGGTTCAAAATATTTGGGCTGTAAAAACAGAAACCAAAGAAGCTGAAATGATACCTGAACAACCATTATCAGTAAATAAAGATGTTGAAATGGATGAAGAAACAGAAGAACAAGAAAATGAAAGAATATTAAATGAGGCATTTTTGCAATTTAATATACATTGTAAACAACCATCTTCTTGCAGAAATTCATTAAGTCAAAAATGTATTTGCCCACAACCTAAAGTAGAAGATAATAGTTGGGATGAAGTATGGAATGTTTTTATTAATTCAGATATTAATAATGGTAGTAGTAGTTCTTTTTTAATGTTTTTGAAACAAAACAATTACACATTAATTAAAAAACAATAACAATGATGTATACTATAAATGGTATTAGATGCTATACCTTAGAACAAATTAAAAAAGCACTTAAAACTAAATAACAAATATGAATAACAATAAATTTACAGGGTATTACGATGATAATAAACAACCAATTTTTGTTGGAGATAAATTAAAAAGTGAATGGAATTATGATGTTATTGTTTATAAAAGTGGAACTGAATATTTAGGTAAACTTGTTTGTGAAGATAATCATAGTTGTAAAAACATTCCTTATTCTTTAAATAAAGGCAAAGGTCATATTAAAATTTAATCTAATGAATAACAATACATTTTATTATAAAACAGATTTGGGAATTATTGTTAAGTTTAATAATACTTATAGATTAAAATCTACTTATGAATTGAAAAAAGAAATTAGTAAAGAAGATTTTGATAATTCCAATCCTATTAAACTAAAAAAGAACAAATATCTTGAAGAATTGAATATTTGGTTTAAAAACAATAAACACGAATGGAAGTTTGAACATTCTTATTTTAAGAAATTAGATAATTTTGAGATTGATAAACACGGAACATTACTAAATTACAAATGGTCTGATTTCCCTAAACATAAATTAAAGTCTTATGGATATGGTACAATAGTTTTATTTCATTCAAGATTATATTATGCTTTTTTTGATGGAAATGCTTATCCTCAAATGCTATTATGTGATTTTTTAACTAAAGAATTTACTGGCAAATACACTAATATTCGCAATTTATCTCCAGTATTTAATATTGGTACAAAACAAATAATTTAACAATGAATACACCAATAGAGATTTATAATGATGTTATGAACCCAAGCAAACAAAGATTATTAGAACTTAAAAATGCTGTTAAACAAATTAAAAACAATGACTAAAGAATTTATTCCATATCAGCAAGCATTAGAACTTAAAGAATTAGGTTTTGATGAAGAATGTTTTGCAATGTTTATGAAAGATTCATTTAAAAGTAGATGCTGGTGTAAGAACTCAGAATTTGAAGATAAAGTTTTATTTACATCTGCACCAACATTCTCACAAGCATTTAGATGGTTTAGAGAGAGGTATAGATTATGTTGTCAATTTTCTTATTATCATATTTCTAAATGGGGATTTGAAATTTTAGAATTTACTGATTTGAAAATTACACCAAACAAAGAAGTTACAGATTTTAATAAACCAAGAACCTACGAAGAAGCAGAACTTGAATGTTTAATTAAATTAATTGAAATTGTTAAAGATGGAAAGGGTAAAAGTAATAGCTAAAGAATATCCTAAATGGCATGATAAGGAAATGTATATTTGGTATACAAGAGAAACTCATCAAGGTACATGGTATTACTTAGTTGATAGTGAAAACCTAAAAGGAAGATTATTTCCAGATTTATATGTTGGAGAACATCAAATACAAAAATTATGAAAGTACTAAACAATAACTATAAGGTTATAAAGATTAAAAGCGGTCACGTGGTAATACCTATCATACCACCACCCAAATACTATATTGGAGAAGTAGAATTAACAGAATATGACGTTAGAAATATTCAACTCGAAGTAGCATTAGGTAATCTATCTCATACGACTGCTAATGATTTAGGGATAGTTGATGATCTAGGCGTGGTATTTAATTTTAGAGAGGATGGGAAATTAATCAATAAGGTTAAAGGGTACGATACTATATCTAATATGGTATTAACTATGATAAGAGAAGACAGAAAAAAATAAACAACAATGAATATTCAATTAGAAACAAATAATTCTTTAATTCCTTTTGGTAAATACAAAGATAAAACAGTGGGAGAAGTTTTAAAGATTAATCCTAATTATTTAAAATGGATGAAGGAAAAATGTGGAAATGTTACTTTATCAAGACATATTTTAATAGAATTAAAACATAGGTTATATACTATGAATGACCATAAACCTTCCAATACATATAGAAGTAGATTTAATAACGATTATCTTGTAACAGGAGACCCTCAAATAGACTTTGATTTAAGTTTATGTGGTCAATAAAATAAACAACAATGAAAAATATACATTTAATACCAACAGATAAACCAAGTAGGATAATTTATAATGATGCAAATCAATTATGCTACCAATCTAATAAGTCATTTAAAAATGACAGAAAAAATAGAAAAAAGTTTAACATCTACATCACTAATGATGAAGAAATTAAAGAAGGGGATTGGTTTATACAAACTACTTATGAGGGTGTTTTTAAATGCTCTGATGCTAAAATAGAGTACATTTATTTTGATAGAGATAGTTATGAACCCATTGCATATTGTAAAAAAATCATCCTAACAACAGACCAAGACTTAATTAATGATGGTGTACAGAGTATTGATGACGATTTCTTAGAATGGTTTGTTAAGAACCCAAGTTGTGAGAAAGTTGATTTAGATACTTTTTCAATGGGAGATAAAATTTTGTATAATGTAGTTTTTCCAAAAGAAGAACCTAAAGATGTAATATTAGGATATAAAACTTCTTTAGATGCTCAAATGCTTGATAAGGTAGAACCTAAAAAAGAAACACTTGAAGAAGTTGAATTAGCTATTTTATTTCATAATACTTATGAGAAGTTAGCACCAAGTTTTGGTTATGAAACAAGAGTAGATACAAAATCATTTGAAACTACAACTCCAAACGGAATGTTAATGATTGCTGTTTGTAAAGAAATAATTAAATGGCAGAAAGAAAGAATGTATAGTGAGAAAGAAGTTATTGCAATAGTAGAAAAAAGCAAGACAACAGGATTAACTGCTGAGTATTTACTTTTAACTAAACAATTAAAAAAGAAATAACAATGACAGAAGAAACACTTGAAGAAGTTTGTGATAAAGTACTAAATTATCTTTACCCTAATTGTAAAATAGAAATGAATGCTTTACAGTATGGTAATTCTATTAATGCTTTAAAATCTATTAGTAGATGGAAGTCTGAAAGAATGTATAGTGATATGGAAGAATACTCTGCTTTTGTTTTAAAAAGCTACAAAGAAAGATTACCGTTATTACTTGCAAAAGATTGGTTTAAACAATTTAAAAAGAAATAACAATGAAAAAATTAATATTATTGCGTGGTTTGCCTGGAAGTGGTAAATCAACATTAGCAACCGAACTAGGTGGTGTACACTATGAGGCAGATATGTACTTTGTAGATGATAACGGAAACTATAACTTTGACCCATCTCGTATAAAAGATGCGCATGCTTGGTGTCAAAACAAAGTGAAATTATCTATGGAAAATGGAGTTGAAAAAATTGTGGTATCTAATACCTTTACAATGGAATGGGAAATGGAGCACTACAATATGTTAGCCGAAGCAAACGGGTATCGTGTTCATTCGGTTATAGTTGAAACTACACACAATGGTAAAAACATACATAATGTACCCGCTGATAAAATTAATCAAATGAAAGCAAGATTTGTGGTGAAATTGTAAAAAACCTTAGAATAGACTAATAGAAAGTTTATTGATAATCAAACAGTTATGATTACCTAAAAATATGGGTTTTGCTAATTAGTTGATTATCAATAAACTTTTATTGTATAATATTAGGCCATTACGCAAAAATGTAGTATCTTTGTATTGTCCGGCAGGTAGTAGGGCATTATACGATAAATTTTAATATATGAAATACGACTTAGATAGAATAAACAAATACATAGCAGATGGCTTGATAGTGAAGCAAGACCACCCTGAATATCCAATATCAATTTACAATTATTCTCGTACGTGCCAGTACGAATCTAAATGGGATGATTTGACTATTGAATGTAGGGGACTGGTATTAGACAGAGAAGGTAATGTAATGGCTAAATCGTTTCCTAAATTCTTTAACTACGAAGAATTGGAAGGTATGACATTTAGAACATCAAAGATACCAAATGAATCTTTTGAAGTGTTTGAAAAAATGGATGGCTCTTTGGGTATTGTGTTTTATTACGAAGGTAAATGGAGAGTAGCAACCAGAGGCTCATTCACATCGGAACAATCAATAATGGGAGCAGAGATATTAAAGAAGTATGATACCGATTTACTATCGCCCGGCTATACCTATTTGTTTGAGATAATATACACTGGAAATAGAATAGTGGTTGATTATGGTAACTCCGAAAGAATGGTTATGTTGGCTTGTATAGATAGTTCAGCGGATGGAATTGAATCAGATATACACATTCCTTACTATATGGATAATTTTGACGTAGTGAAAAAGTACGATGGTATAACTGATTTTAAGGAATTGAAAGAAAATATATCAAAGGATGCCGAAGGTTATGTAATCAGGTTCAAAGGTGGAATGAGAATGAAAATAAAAGGTACTGAATACATACGCTTACATAAAATACTAACTAACTTTTCATCCGTTGATATATGGGAGTTACTACGTGACGGTAAACCTTTGGATGAATTTTTAGATAGGGTGCCAGATGAATTTGATGCATGGGTAAAGCAAACCATAGGTAACTTACGATACGCTAAATTCTCTATTGGTGAAAGGTATGGTAAGATATACGACCACTTCCGATATGGTAAGTATGGCGATGTATATCCGGAACCTACCAAAAAGCAATTCGCTGAGTATCTTAAAAATACCGAACCTGCTTTGAGAGCAGTATGTTTCGCAATGTGGGATAAGAAACCATATGACCACATCATATGGAAACTAATCAAACCAAAATACGATAAACCATTTTTAAAAAACTTTAAAGAAATATAAATATGAAATTAGCAACTATCTACAAAAGAACAGAGACAGGTAAAACGCAAGAGTGGACTATTGAAGTAGTGGGTAATAAGTATCGCACCATATCAGGTCAGACTGACGGTAAGAAAGTTATCAATGAATGGACTGTAGTGTTCGGTAAGAACGCCGGTAGAGCAAATGAAACTACCGATAAAGAGCAAGCAATGAAAGAGGCTGAAGCAAAACGCAAGTTGAAGTTGGAGCGTGGTTACTATGAAACGATTAGTAACATTGATGAAACACAATACTTTAAACCGATGTTGGCTAAAGATTGGAATGATGAAAAACACAAAGTGGAGTTTCCAATACATTCTCAACCAAAGCTTGATGGTATTCGTTGTATCGTTAAAGAGGACGGAATGTGGACTCGTAATGGCAAACCAATCTTATCAGCGCCACATATATTTGAAGGGCTTAAGCCGTTGTTTGAAGCAAATCCTGAATTGATATTTGATGGGGAATTGTATTGTGATAAGTTGGCTAATGATTTCAACAAAATTGTTTCATTGGTAAAGAAAAGCAAACCAACGGCTGATGAACTTAAAGAGAGTGCAGACGTTATTGAGTATCATATTTACGATTTACCAAGTTACAAAACGAATTTCTTCGGCAGACAGAATCAGTTGGCAATTATGGAAAAGCATGATAAGGTATTCCGTAATACGAAGTGTGTGGTTGTAGATACTAGATTAGCAACTAATGAAACTATGTTAATGAAGTTGTACGAAATGTATATGGAGCAGGGCTATGAGGGACAGATGTTAAGAGTGAATGATATGTACGAAAACAAACGTAGTAAGTTTCTGCTGAAACACAAATCATTTCAGGACGATGAATACGAAATTATTGATGTAGTGGAAGGCGAAGGTAATCGGACTGGTACGTGTGGATATATGGTATTCCAAACGGAAGATGGCCAAACTTTCAAATCAAATGTAAAGGGTACGTTTGAAGAAACCGCACAAATGTTGAAAGACCGTAAGAAGCTAATTGGTAAATCGGCAACTATAAAATATTTTAACTTAACACCAGCAGGTATACCCCGTTTTCCTTATGTAATCAAAATAAATCGTGAAGAATATGAATAAGCAAATGCCAACAGTAGAATGGCTTAATGATAAAATAATTGGACTTGATGTAGAGTTTGATATGACTTTAATTAGTAGAGAAACTTATTGGGTTAGGAGAAAAGAAATTTTAGAACAAGCTAATAAAATGTTTGAGCAGCAGATAATTGATGCTTACGACAAAGGTTTCAGTTTTGGAGTTGCGATGCTCAAAGAGAAACAAGAAGAATACATAAGTGGTGAAAAATATTACAATCAAAATTTTAATAAATAAACAATGACATATCAAGAGGCTTATAAACAAGCATTAGAAGTAGAATGGAAAGTAGAACCTTGCTTTTCGGGAGAACAATGTTGGTGTAGATTGATTGTTCCAAAAGTTCCTATTAAATTTGATAAAGATGATATAGAAGAAGTATGTATAGTTTCATCGGCATCAATTAATAAAGCTATGGCAGAATATATAGTAGAATTACATAATAATAAAATAAATAAACAATGATACCAAAACAAAAAGCAGAAGAATTAGTACATAGATATAGAATGTTATTTATGAATGATGGCGAAGATTATGGAAACGAAATTATAGTAAGTCTACTTTCAAAACAATCTGCTTTAATATCAGTTGATGTAGTATTGGAAGGATTGAATACAGTAAATGAAAAATATAATAAATTTGGAATTGAATATTATCAACAAGTTAAGCAAGAAATAATAAAGCTATGAACAATACTATAACGAAACATTCGGAGGGGCTGGGGAGACCAGTCGTTAAATAGGAAAATTTCTTGATAGTTTAAATAAAATGCTTTTAAGGTACTACCAGTGCCTAATAAATTAATAAATTAATAAATAAATAAACCAAACAAAATGAAAAAGTTATTAGGGGTAGCAATTATTGCGGCAATGGGGATTACGGGATGTTACAAAGAACCACAAACCACAAATATAGAAGGCAATGGAATTAAGGTAGACCTCCTATTCGAGCACGATGGTATAAAGGTGTACCGATTCTACGATGGGAGCATTCCTCATTACTTTACGAATAAGGGCGAGACCAGTACAACTCAACAGGTAGGAAAGACCGGTTACGAAGAAACCATTAAATAAAAAAACAAAACGTTATGAGTAGTGAATTGTATATAACAAATCTAACAAAGATAATCGGTCGGCGGATACCCTATACGGATTGGTACATCTATTTTGCAGATGTAATCCTTGATAAATACATCTTTGGGTGCCAGAATGGAGTGGGTGACTCAGTACTGGTTCGATTAGATAGAAGTCCAACCCTTAATGAATACGGCTTCGTTTGCTACCGTTTTGGTAGTGGTAGTCAGGTAGCAGGGGATTGGTTTGCTGATATAGATAATGCAGTAGATGCGATTGGAGGAGAAATACTACATGATAGTTACCTGCAGGTACCTTTTTAGAGATGGCCTGTAAAAATAAAAAATAAAAATTATGAAGCGAATAATAAGAATACCATTTGGAATTATCTTATGTCCCATCACGGTATTAATGGGAAGTATAATGTGGTTGTTTGAAGAACGTATGTGTTACTCCGAAGTATTGGAATTGACTTGGTACTTAGTAACCGGCCAATGGAATAAATTACCTGATTAAATAAAATTAAACAATGAATAAAATAGAACACGAACTTAAATGGTCAATAGAAAGTAATTATCTTGATGGATTCTTTTTTAATGGTGAAGATGAATGTATAAGAGAATTAGATGTTGATGCGGCAACTAAAAAATGTTTTGAAAGTATAGAAAGACATTGTAAAGCATTTGCTGAATGGCTAAATATTAATGAATATATGTTAATTGATAACATTTGGTTTAATTTAGGACATGTTACTATTTTAACAACAGAACAACTTTTTAAACTTTATATTGAACAATTATGATACAACCTAAACAAGAGAATAGTTATGTAGTATTTGAAATTTCTGAAAATGATGGGTTATCTCAACTTAGTAATCCTATTTCTACTTTAGAAAAAGCAAGAGAATATGTTAAGGCTTGGAAAACCAAAACATTATACATTTATCAATTAATAGAATAATTATGATACAACCTAAAATACAAGAAGTATATGTAGAATTTACAGACTCAGTATTTAATGAAGAATACAATGGATTTACATTATGTAATTCTAATGGAAAATATATTCAAGATTTAGTTGAAATGAATTGCTATTGTTTCACACCAGAAGAATTTGAACAATTCAAAAGAGAATTTGGTAAAGAGTTATTAGATAAAGCTGCTGATAATGCTAATATACTTACTCAAGATGAGTGCCCAACTAAATCTATTCAGGACTTTACTTGGATTGACAAAGAATCAATCACATCTGTATTAGATGATTATTTACTAAAAAATAAAATATGAAAATTAATAATAAAAAAGAATTTGAAGAATTTTATCCATATTCAAAAGACCAAATTAAAAATTACCCAAAAGAATATCCTTGTTTATGTAAATGGACTTTAGAAGGTGGAGGATTAATGGGTGAATATAAACAAACACATGTATTATACTTTCCTAAAAATATTACAGTTGAAGAAGCATTTTTATTAGGTGTAAAAGGTCAATGGGAAGAATTGGATTAAATAGTTATTTAAAACAGAATAAAATATTAGAATTATGAAAATAACAGCAACATTATTTGAAAAGACATATCGTGGAGAGAGAGTTTCTATACCTATTTCTGATCTACCTCCAGAGTTATTAATACCTGAGAATAACATAATGATAAATGTTGAAAGAGGAGAATTTGGTAATAGTGGTTGGGATGAAGGAGAAACCCATGTAGTTATAACTCATTATAGAGAACAAACAGAAGAAGAAAAGAAACAATTTAAACTTCATTTGGAAGCATTAAAAGCTAAACGTACAGAAGAAAGATATACAGAGTATCTAAAACTTAAAAAAGAATTTGAAACAAAATAAACAATTATGACAATAGAACAATTTAACGAAAAATATAAAGATTATTTAGAAGAAGGACATTATGGATTAAGTTTAGGAGATGATGAATTTATCAAATGGTTAGACGGACAATTTGAAAAGTTTATTACATACCCAGGCTTTAAGTTTACACAAATAAAAGAAAAGTTTGGGATGGGTAGATTTTATTGTGATGGATTACCAGGTGAATTAATTGATAAAGTAGAATATAAAATAAGTAAGTTATGAAAATTAGAATAAACAATCTTGAATTTAGAGAATACACATCTACTAAAACTAAAAAACCATTATATGAAATAGTAAAATGGTATACAAATATTTATTTTGGTAAAGAAGAAGAATACAGAAAAGATGGGTATGTAGATAGTTTTGGTGATAATTTTTTACAGAAAGGAGGAAGTAGTATTTCAAAGGGTTCTTTTATCTTACCAGAAACTTGTATTGTTATTGCTTTTATAGAAAAGGGTAGTGAAGACTGGGAATTAAGAAGTGTTGGAGAAAGATTATTAGAACTAACACCTGAAGAATGGGAAGACTTTCATCAAGTGTATACAATAGGACAATCTAAATTAAATAAATTATGACAGCAGACATGAGTGAAGAAGCTATTACTAAGAGAAAGCTACAGAGACATAAAGAGAAACTACAAGCCGAACAAGCATGGGAGAATATGAACAATGAAGGAACATTAAGTGAAAGAGAATATTGGATGCATGGGTATAGGTGTGGGATGAAAAATACATTTACCGAAGAAGATATAATTAATTTTGCTTTCGACACTTATTGTTATATTAGTGAGCTTATGAAAGTACCATTCCACCAAATATCAGAAAACAAGCTACATGCTATGTATAATTTTGAACAATTTAAAAAAAATAAATTATGAAAACAATTTTTATAGGAGACGTACACGGTAGGGCAACCTGGAAACTAATGGTGCATCAAGAAAATCCTGATAGAGTAATCTTTGTTGGAGATTATTTTGATTCGTTTGATATACCGGGTGTAGACCAAATTCATAACTTCAAAGAGATTATTGAATATAAGAAGACATCTGGTAAAGAAGTAGTGCTGCTAATTGGTAATCACGATCATCATTACCTCCCAGAAATAGGTTATACGGGTACTAGTGGCTATCAATATAATCTAGCACCTTCTATCATACAGGTAGTAGACGAGAATAGAGAACACCTACAAATGGCCTATCAGTTTGAAAACATATTGTGTACACATGCTGGCGTATCAAGTGTATTTATGGATAATACATACCGAGAATTGGAATTAGGAGAATGGTCAATAGATACACTAGCTGCAGACCTAAACGAATTGTTTAAACACAAACCAAAGCTGTTTTGTTTTACTCCGACTCGATTTGGAGATAACTACGGAAACAGTGAAGGTCAGACACCAATATGGATTAGACCCGACTACTTAATGAAGGCAAATAAGGAGAGTGTACTAAAGAAGGACTTAATCCAAGTAGTTGGGCATACCCATCAATCACAAATTGACATCAAGGGCAAATCAACCGGAGGAAAATACTACTTCATCGATACACAGGGTAGCAGCGGAGAATATTTAATTTATGAAAATTCTGAATTTAAAGTTGGTAAATCAAGATAAAGTCCTTATCTTTAGTATATAAATAAGTAATTAATGAAACACTTATATTGTAAATTTTGCCAGGAATTTAAAACATTCTATAAAATAGTATGGGGATTTAGCAACCAGTATTATTATAGATGTGATTGCTGTAATAACGAATATGAAAATTAAAACAAACAAGTTATGACATTTAAAGAACAACTTAAAGCGATTAACGCTTGTGAAGAAGCTCTAAATTGGTTAGGGAATAAAACGTTGCAAGAAGCATTTGCAACATGTGAAAGAGCCGATTGGATGTTATGGACATATGCAAAACTCTATCCTGACAACTTACGAGAATTAACTCTTGCCAAGGGTCATTGTGTTAATACTGTTAGGAATCTTATGCGAGATGAACATAGTATAAATGCAATAGATGCAGCTATCCAGTTTGGTGAAGGTAAGATAAGTAGAGAAGAATTAGATGCTTATGCTGCTGCTGCTCATGCTGCTCATGCTACTGCTCATGCTACTGCTCGTGCTGCTCGTGCTGCTGCTACTGATGCTTATGCTGCTGCTTATGCTGCTGCTGCTACTGCTGCTGCTGCTACTGATGCTTATGCTGCTGCTTATGCTTATGCTGCTGCTTATGCTGCTGCTACTGCTGCTGATGCTACTCGTGTTGCTACTCGTGTTGCAGCTCGAAAACAATCTTTAAAGGAACAAGCAGACATCTGTAGAAAATATTTAACACTATAATAAAACAAGGTATGAAAAGAACACTAACAACACTACTTATTGCATCTATGTTTACTATTGGGTGTGACATTCCAGATAGTACAAAAATAGAACCTTTTGAATGTAAGATAACATCAGTACAATATAAAGGAAATAATATATGTGAATATGGTTATATTATAAATAGAGGACAATATTCTTATTTTAAAGACAGTTGTAACAAATATTCAGTAGGGGATACAATAACATTTAAAAAGTAAACAATGATACAAATATGGCAGCCTATTGTTATAGGTGGTAAAATAGTAGGATATATTTCAGGAGGAGTAACTAATAAATAATAAAACTATGTGGCAACAATGTCCCCAATGTAAAGGAAGTGGTGTAGAACCAACAATAGGAATACATTCTAATATTCCAATATGCACTGTATGTAATGGTAGTAAAATCATAAATCAATTAACTGGCTTACCACCAAGTAGAAGTCCTATACTTGATAGTGTAGTTTCAACAAAAGATTATAGTCAAACTAATTTTAGTAATTCTGGTACATTAGACAATACTAATTATCTCAAAGCTAACCCTAAAGCTGTTACAGCCTTTTTTAGAACATTAAAGGAATTAAATGATATAGACAATGGAAACAATGGATAAGTACATATTTCTTGATATAGATGGAGTAATTGCCACCCCAGAAAGTTTAACAGAGGATAGAATGTGGGGATTGGTTGATAGTAAGCAAGACCTATTAGGAAACATCTTGGAAAAAACAAATGCTAAGTTAGTTATTAGCAGCAGTTGGAGAAAACATAACGTTGAAGAAACTGTAATAAAACTAACCAATGCTAATTTTAGATTTGGTGGCAAAATAGTTGGTGTTACTATCAGAGGGTATAAACATATAGAAAAAGGATTCCCTATGTCTATACCAAGAGGTGTAGAAATAAAACATTGGATTGATAATTACATTTGTAGAGAAAATAGTACTGGGGCTTATGTTAAAAAAAGAGTTGGTATAGATTATACCTATGTCATATTAGATGATGATAATGATATGTTATTAACCCAACATCCATATTTTATACATACACATCCAACAGAGGGACTTAGTCAATCAGATGCTGAAAAAGCTATTAAAATTTTAAACAATGAATAAACTAACAAAATGAGTTATATAAAATGCACGTCTTGTAAAAAACAAGTATTTAAGGACTATTCAAATCCCAATATACATTATTCATCAAAAGAAAATGATACTAAGAATTTTAAGTGTAGCTGGTGTGAAAATTATGAATCTTTAAAAGTAGGGGATTGGTATCAAGATGAAAAAGGTGAGTATCATCAAAAGAAAAAAAGTAAACAATGAATAACAAATTACAATGGTTATCACAACAAATAAATAGAAGTAAAGGTCAGACCGAAATGTTATTAGGACTTGTTGATAATGATTTTGAAAAACTTAAAGCATTAGAAGTTCAAATAAAGAATTGTTTTGTTATGTATTGTCCTTCTAATAAAAAAGAAGTTGAAAAAATAATGAATATGCAACCAAAATCAAATTATTTTAAACTATTAAACAATGAATAAAAAAGAAAAAACATTTATTGAATGTTATATTGAATTAGATAAAAAAAATCTTACAATAGCAGAAATTGAAAGAACAAGAAAAGCTGGAGTAAAAGATTTAGTAGAAGGTGAGTTTTGGTTTAAAATAGCTAAATTGTATAATAAAAAAATAAACAATGAATAAAATAACAACACATAAAGGAGATACATTAATACTAATTGAAGTTCCTTTAGATGCTTATGATTTTAAATTATCAGATGACTATATAAATGGATTCCAAAATGATATATGTTTAGTTTATGAACAAGAAGATGGATTTACTGACATTACTATAATGGAAGATTCTAAATATAATGCAGATAATTTTGAAATCATTGGAACTACATCTACATTAACTGATAAAGATGTTGAGCCATTTGTTGAACAAATAATTTATGTAGTAAAACCTTATAAAAGAAATACTTACCATTCTTATACAAGTGAATATGAAACTATAAATACAGCATTAGAGAGTTGGGATTCCTTTCTAAAAGCAAACAACATAGACACTACAAAGAATTGGGTGGTATTAAAAGTAAAAAATGATTAATTATGTCTGCAAAATCAATAAGGTCGTTTGAATACAAAAACTTTAATTGTGGAATATTTAAAGATTTTGATTGGGTTAGAAAATATATACCAAGAGTTAGGTATAAAAATAATAAAATGAGATTTAATTTATTAATTATATTTTACTTTAGAGATTATGTTTTATGGCTTCAATATCATTTTCAGAAAAAATATAAATTGAATAAAAAATGATACAGCACTCTTTTGGGATAGTATATATCCAACCAAACGTAAATTATATACAATATTATTTTCCAAACAATCAAAACTCCTAAATACTAATAAAATTGAGAAATAATCAAAACTATTAAACAATGAAACTAACAATAACAGACAAGGTATTTGTACCTGTAACTTTGGCTGAGGAACTACCTGATTATTTAGATGAGATTTATACAATCAATCAAGGATTTACAAATAAAGGTTTAGTTAAAGAAGAAACAAACAAATATGTTCTAAGTAGAGAAGAACTGGAACAAGTAATTAGTGATGCTTTTGTAGCAGGTGTAAGCAGAGAATATCAAGAAAGAAATTATGAAAGACGTGATTATGATGCTCCTATAAAAGAACAATACATTAACTCAATACTAACACAAGACGATTGGAAAGATTCTATCCCAACAGAAGATGAGGGACCAGAATAAATATACTACAGTTATGTTTAATTAAATAAAACTCATATAAAATGAAACTGGTTATAAAAAACTTTTGGAAATTTAATGATTATGCAAATAATTTTTTTAGAAATCACGAAAAGCAAATGGTTGAGTGTTGGGATGAAGTAGGTGGTAAATACTTTTTTAAATTTCTATATAAAGATATTGAATGGTCTGTAAAACTTGGTGGAGAGCGAGATTTTATGCCAGGCTGGCCAGTTGAAGTATGGGCAGCTGATTATAGCCTTGGTATTAATTTAAAAATATCGGAAACGAATGTTAGACATGAAGTTCTAAACGATATGCACTCATGGTGCCGATTTTTAGATGGTATTATTATCTCAAATTACGTTCATTATAGAGTTTAAAACAATGAAAATAGAAAACATAGAAAAATTAAAAGGATGGACTCCGCCTGGCAATCCTACAATCTATCCTATTGTTACCGATGTGGGTATGGATATATATAATTATACATTTTCGATACGGTATCAAGGTATAAGCTACAAAGCAATTGTAAGACGTGAGTACGAATCATCCGAATTTGGTAATAGATATAGAATAGCATTTAGTTCATATAGAGATACTAATTCAGTATCACCTCAAACGTGGAATACTTGGATAAATATTGATATAGTAAAACATATGCCTATCTTCTATGATACATTACATACAATGTTACATAGAATAGTGTGTGGCAAATTTGAAGACCATTACGGAACAAAATAAACTTTAAAACTTAAAATTTAAAAACAATGAGCAAAGGTAAAACAATTAAATTAGAAATCATTAGCGGCAAAAGATACGCCTATGTAAAGGATTTGAAAATAAACCCATTCAATCCCGTAGTCTATGCTGATACAAACGAAGAAAGAAGTAAGATTCAAGAAATAGCAGATACATACCGTAAAAGAGTTTCTAAAAAGCTATGTCCAAATCAGCAACCTGTATTGATTTGGAAAGATGGATTAGTCGAAGCCGGTAATACACGTCTTGCCGCTGCTCCGAGGGCCGATGTTGAGTTATTATGGGTAGAATATTCCGATGAGCCATACCCCGATCCTAATAAACCATATCAGACATATACCACAATAACGAGTACAAATCTTTATCGTAAAATGACTTGGTCAATTAAATTGAACGAGTTTAATAAGATGAATGATGCGTATGAAATAGAGTTTGGAACAAAGCGTCCTAATTCAATTCAAAATGCACATATAAAAAGATTGGAAACAACAAGGGCTACTTTGGATAAATTAAATACAATTCTTATAGAGAAGCCATCATTGCTTAAACTTATTGATGATGATGATATTACTATAAAAGCTGCCTATGATGAGGCAACTGGTAAGACTGGTGTGAAGGTAAAAACATCTCAAAATTTAACCTATGATTGGGATGGTATATATACCGATACTTTATTTAAAAAACTAATGGCAAGGACATCTAGCTATATGAATAGAATGTATGGATTAGAAGTAAAGATTGGCGATGAAGATTATAATCCTTTATATGATTTTGAACCAGCTAGGATAGCAGGGATTGTATCTGATACTATTATGACAATAGGTGGCGCTCTGTTACGAGCCGATGGGCATGATGTTGTTACGGCGAAAGGTCACTGGTCTGATCCGGATATATTCCATAAAGATATAGATGATAGGGTTGAGATTAAAGTAGCTACTTACAAAGGAACTCAAACACAATGGCAAGGTGGCCAAGGTATACGTGAAGGTAAATATATATTAGTAACCTACAATGAAGATATGGACAGATGGTTTGTTTGTTTTACCAATTTGATGAAGGAAGATTGGAAGAAAGTTGGAGCAGCGGGTCATACAGTTGGACTACAAACAATTTTAAAAAACCATAAAAAAGATATGAGAATTATTTATGGTGCTTTATACGAAAATAAAAACAATATAATAATAAATTTAGATAAACTTTAAAATTAAACAACATGCCAAATTGGTGCAGTAACACATTAGATGTACATTCAACAAACGTAGAACGATTAAAAGAATTTAAACAGGCGGTATTAATACCTAACAAAGAACACCCAGATTGGGATGCGGAGTTTACATTCAATAACTTATTACCAACTCCGCTGGAATTATTTGAAGAAAATGTTTTTGAACAAAGTGAAAATTATGAGGCCTTAATCAAAAAATACGGGTCAAGTGATTGGTATATGTGGCGTATATCTAATTGGGGAACAAAGTGGGATGCTTCCGGAAGTGTCATCACCGTCAATGATGACCAAAATCTAATTTTGTGTTTTGATACTGCGTGGGGACCACCGGTTGCATGGTTGGATAAAATATCAGCGCAATTTCCTGAGTTATCATTTCATCTGATATACGAAGAACCGGGTGTGAGTTTTTGTGGTTTTGTTGATTATGAAAATGGCGAGTGTACCGGATCTGAAATTGGAGATTACATATATTCTGATCACGAAACTAACCGTACAGTTCTATATAATAACGAAACTCAAAAATGGTACTTTAGCGATACAAATGAACCAGTATCAGATGATGAAGATTATTGGCCAGAGAGCATAAACCCGTACGCATGCTAGTTTTTAGCTAAAAATACCAGGTTTTTAGGTAATTTTAAGTAACCCGTTGATAATCAATGATAAAATGCTTTATTGACTATCAATGGGTTACGTGTTTTTAGGGGCATCTCTAGCTAACCTGTTGATAATCAATAAACATTCTTTCAAAAACATTAGGCCATGTCCAAGATAAGTTGTATCTTTACAAAGTAAAGGCATCTAAGTAATGCCATTACACTATTATCTGATAATTAAATCAATAACAATATGAGTACATTACAATTTACTACGGTTGGTAACGCCAAAAAAGTTACAGGATTATCTTATTTAGGTTCGGTTGCTTCTTCATCGAAGATAGCTAAAGGTTTAAAGTATAACGAAATGACTTATATTTTATATCTTGCGCCGGCTAATCAAAGTGGTTATGAAGTTTGCCCGATGCGTACTGCAGAATGTACCGAAGCTTGTTTGACTGAATCGGGTCATAATCGTATCGATGTAAAGAAAAACGCAATCAATAAAGCTCGTATCAAAAAAACTAAATTGTTCTTTGAAGAAAGAGCATTCTTTATGGGTTGGTTAGTGACTGAAATTGAGAAAGCTAAAGCAGATGCTGAAAGTAAAGGTTATACGTTTTCAGTAAGGTTAAATGGTACATCGGATATTGAACCTACAACATTCAAACATAATGGTAAAGTTATATTTGACCTGTTTGATGATGTTATCTTCTATGACTATACAAAAGTTGCCAAACGTTTCCGTATGTTAGATAAATACACTAACTACGATTTGACTTATTCATTCAGCGGATATAATATGTTTCAATGTTTAGAATTGTTGAATAGTAATAAAGGACGTGTGGCTATGGTATTTGAAGGTAAAGTGCTACCTATTGAATTTATGGGTTACAAAGTAATTGACGGTGATGCATATGATATGAGGCACATTGACGAGCAAGGTGTTATTGTAGGACTTAAGTTTAAGAAAGTTCGTAACAAAATTGATACGGCTAATAATAAATTTATTATTCCTATGGATAGCCAGTTTAGTGTTTACGCACCGATAGAAATAAAATCTAAAACTAAAACCAAAGTGAAATAATATGAATAAGATTAATGAATTGAAAAAAGAATTGAAGCAATGGCAAGAAATGACTCCCGTAAATAATATGGGTAAGTATGCCAGACAAACTAAAATTGATTCTCTTAAAAGTAAAATCAATGAGTTGGAAGATGTAGGACCTGAATATGACTCCGCCGGTTTCACCGAAGAAGATAGAGTGGTGAACGGACAATATAAAAATGATAACCTTTAAAAGTAAATATATGATAGTGAAACAAAAATTAGAAATGATTAGTTGTACAAAATGTGGTGGTGATATGCCGCTACTTCGTAAAGTAAAGTATGGTTATAGAGATTGTGTTAATTGTTCCACCGTAGAACGTGTTGGCGGAGCACCTATTACAAATCATAAAACAGGTAACACAATTCAAATACTACCAAAAGATATTGCCGATAACATTGTAAGGTTGGCACAACGACAGGGCTATGGTGTTTGTCGTGGTATGAAACATAATTAATAAACAAATCAAATGATACTACTAATTGCATGGTTATTGGTTACATTGCCGATAATATACGAAGTGAACAAACAAATAGAAATTACATTGTGTATGTTTCCAATTGTATTGATACTTGCTACATTAAATACACCTAAATACTATTACTTAATATTTAAACAACTAACAAAAAAATATGAATAATCAAAAAATACAAAGCAGGATTGAAAAAACAAATGAACAACGTATTTCAATGGCCGTTACTTTAGTGAAGATTTTAAAAGGGTTTGACGGGCAAGTTCCTATCAATGTGCGTACGCATGTAGCAGCGGCAATGATTAGTATGATAAATTCATCGATGATACCCGAAGATATATATTTAATTGATTCATTTGATGCAGCTATAGATAGTGTGTGTGAGGATGCGAAATTGGAGCTTGGTATTTCCAATTTGAGAGTTCAATTAACAAATATTGTGAGGGGTATTGAAACTGAAATACAAAAAGAAGAAAGGATTAGTACGGGTGATAGCATACTACAATCATTAAATCTGAATAACATAAACTTAAACTAATATGAAAGGCGATACACAAAAAGATATAGACTACTTAGATAACAATCCAATCGTAAAAGGGTTTATTGTTGAAGTGAACGAAGCAATCAAAACATACTACGAAAAATATCTTACTAATTTAACCCCTGAATATATTAGGGCTGATATTGGTAATAAGTTTATCAGACTATGGACTGGGACTCGTTGTTGGGGTTTCATTAGTAGAGTTGATGGCGACCACAAAGGAGTACCTATTAAGAAGGGCGACTTATTGAAACCGGCAACTTGGAAAGCACCCGCTAAACACGCCAGAGGCAATATCACCGATGGTACAGCAAAATGGACTTACATTGGAGTAAATTATCTTTTTGATATGCTTAGCTGAAACACTGAATCAATTATTAAAATTTAAAATTTAAAAACAAACATTATGGGACTAGACATGTACGCTTACAGAACAAAAGTAAAGCCTGAAACTGAAACGGATTTTAAAGGGGATGATAACGATGCTCAAATACAATATTGGCGTAAACATCCTAACTTACATGGTTGGATGGAAACCCTATACTATGCTAAAGGTGGTAGTGATTCATTTAATTGTGTTAATTTGGAATTAACCCTTCAGGATTTAAAGGATTTGTACGAAGATTTAAAAACAAATTCTCTGCCAGAAACTTCAGGATTTTTCTTTGGAGAATCTTCGCGTGAAGATATGGAAAACGATATGAAGTTTGTTGAAGAAGCTTTAAAAGCAATCGAAGAAGGTGAGTATGTGTATTACACAAGCTGGTGGTAATACCATATTTGGTTTAACACAAATTACATTTCTATTCAAAACAACACACATCTAAAAAATAATTATGAAATTCAAAAGTTTATATCCACCAGTATGTGTATATGGTGATTATAGTAAATGTTGGTATATTATCGCGGGTGGTGTATGGCACAAAGTTGATAGGCCATATTCTTGGAATGAAATTAAACCAATGTGGGAAAAATTGGAAATGGTTAAAACCGAAGCTAAATCCAAATATATCAAAGTGAAGATGGAATGGAAAGTACAGGGAAGTAAGGGCAACACATATCGGGTTGTAAATGATGAAGGGTTTTGGAGTTGTAGTTGCCCGGCACATGGATTCGGTAGGGGTAAAGATTGTAAACATATAAAAACAAAAAAAGATGAAACTAACATTAAATAAAGGACAAAGGTTATTCTTTACATCTGATACACATTATAATCACGATAATATTTGTTCAGCTACTACTAAATGGATTGACCCGGTGACTTGTAGAGAGTTTAAATCATTGGAGCATATGAACGCTACTTTGGTTGGTAACATCAATGAAGTGGTAGGGCAGAATGATATTCTATTTCATTTGGGAGATTGGTCGTTTGGTGGATTTGAAATGATTGAGGAATTTAGAAATCGTATTGTGTGCCAGAATGTACATATCATTACAGGTAACCACGACCACCACATTGAAAATAATAGAGATGGATGTCAATCCTTATTCGCATCGGTTAGTAAATACCAAAACCTCGTAGTGAAAACTAATGTAGGTACTTTGGCAGCTAAGGAATACCGATTTGCTTTGATGCACTTTCCAATAGCATCGTGGGATAATATGGCTAGAGGGGCTATCCACTTACACGGACACGTACACTTTACGGCTGATAAACGAATTGGTACGGGTAAGATGATGGATGTTGGAGTTGACGGTAATAAATTGTATCCAATTGATATGAGCGAAGTGGTTTCGATTATGAAAGACCAGCCTATTAAATCAATGTTTAAATTTGATCATCACGAAATAACTGAAAATTATGCTAAGCATTAAGAATATAAACAAGATAATACGAATGGATGGGTATAAGGCAAACGTATTAGCAATACACACACCAAATTATAGCTATCCACACACAGCACATACATACGATATTGTCTTTACACATACGGATAGGCCTGGTAGAGAGTTTTTCCTAAAGATTAATAGAAAAGGCGAGTATAAACGTTGGCAATCCTTTATGGCATATCCAATATGTTTTTGGGAAAATACAGGCCCTGATGATGTTTGTAAAGATTCTACGATTTGGGAACTCAATCTACAATCACCCCATATATTTTTAGAATTTCTTGATCTTATAATAAAGCATTATACAAAAATAAAAACTTAAAACAAAAATAAAAATGAAAGATTTGAACTTGACAAGTAATGATTTGATAACCGAAGCAATTGACATCTTTGGTAGTAATTTAGTAAGTGAAGTTAGAACAGTAGTTGATATATCGGATGCTGATGGAGCATATTCACACTTTCAGGATATTGGTAAATACAACCACGCAGACTGTGTAGAATTTTTATACTTTAATTAATCAAACTTAAAACAAAATAATATGGGATTTTTTAGTTGGAAAACGCAAGACACTGATGTTAGTATAGCTAACCAGTATTCAACACATAGTACCTTTCGTGTTCAAATGTTAGATGATAAAGGTAATGTATGGACTGAAGATGATTACGAAGGCTATGGTGTATTTATGGGTAAGGACTACTACGAACTATTGGCTGAAATGAATGGGTACGCATCCGATATTAGTTACGAAACGCATGGTGAACAATACACCGATCAAGCTAGAGAGTATGGAATTAATTTGGCGTTTAAAGACTCGCCGAATGGTGATAATACCGAAGTGAAGTTTCCGAATTTAGTTGAGATGGCTGAGGGTTGGCAATATGACCCGAAAGGACCTGAGAATTGTGAATTTCAGGGCTTCTTTTACGATGATGATACGGAAGAAGATGAAGAAGAATATTAATAACTAAAACTCATACAATGAATATACCAATAAACTTTAATAAAATAGATGGTGTTAAATTTAAAATTAATGAAAATGATTTTTATATCGAAGTAGACTCTACTGAACTAGGCGATATGTGGATTTATAGTGATAACCGTAAATATAATCCATTACTTTTTGATATTGATTGGCGAAAAGAAACATACGCATTGATAAAGTGTCTACCTGGTAATGGTAGAAGTGGTACTGTATTAGCAACCGATGCGGTACTAATACCGCATCTAATGAAAGATTTGGATTTATTCATTAATCATTTCATAAAAGATATTCTAAAAACACTAATTAAAACCAACTTAATATAAAACTATGGATTTTCAAAAACAAAGAGAGCAGTATATAGATGCTGCTAAAAAACATCTACACAATTGCGGAACTTACACATATACCGACCATATTGTTGATGTAATCGCATCAGTAATGTTGACTAGGGATGGTATTATGCAGGGTGGTTCGTTTGTTCAAGCAATTTGTAACAATGATTTAAGAGGGGCTATTAGTAGTGCAGATGGCGACTGTATATCGCATTTAAGAGTGATTGCTTTAGCACATCCTTTCGCATTTATTGAAAAATTAGATAACAAATAAAAACAAAACAATATGGCAATTTACGGAGATGGTAAACACAACGAGAATATGGAGCACATTGATAAACAAGATTTCAGTTTCTATGTTGATAAAAAAGTAACGGTATGGATTAGGGAAACGCACAACATTCAGGCTGAAAGTTATGAAGCGGCTCGTAAGGAAATGATTGAGGCATTTCATGATAATTTATGTAGTGAAACATTTTCGGAGCAAGAGCATCTTTACGAAACCGAAGATATTATGGAGCCCGGTGATAATGGTGGCGATTCAACTATTGAATTGATTAGTGATACCGAACCCGGTACAATAACATCAAATACCGATGTATGTTTCGGTTGTGATTGGGTAGCAATCAATAATGACTCTTCATATTCCGGTGAGGAAGAATGTAGGAAGTGTGGACTAAAAAGAACAATTTAAAAATAAATCAATTATAAACAATAAAACAAAAAGTAAAGTTATGGAATTAAAATCATTTAAAAGATTATCAGAGTACAAAGTATCATTGGACGGAATTATTTGGGATAGTAGACCCGAAAAAGCAAACGAAATTAATAACAACGAAACCGGTGGTAAACTTCTTTCTATAAAGATAGAAGATACATTTTATTACCCGAGTGTAATTGATGGAATTAAAAACTAAATTAAATAACAAACATAAAAACAAGTAAAATGCCAAGCTTTGACAAATTAGCACCATTAGGCTGGGAAGGACCAATGCCCGAACCAGTGCCGGTAGAAGAACGCTACCCAGATAAAAAAGAGTATAGACCAAGTAAACAACAAGTATTACAGGAGTATGAAATTACACTAAGATTCCTTAGTAGAGGATGTGTGGTTAATGTGGGCTGTAAAAGTATAGCTTTTGAAACTGTAGAGTCAGCTATGAAAGAAGTAAATGAGTATGTAAGCAATCCATGGGAAGCTCAGAAGATATGGAGAAATTTATTAGATAATTAAATAAAAACAAATAAAAATGAGAAAATTTGGGACAGTTATGTTAGTAGTATTAATCCTTATAGGGGTTACAGTAGTATCGTTCGCATTTAGGTCGTGTGACATCTTTCGGAATCATGTGTATAATAGTATGGAAAACGCAGTGATTAGTTATGATGAGTATCAAGACATCTATGCGACATGTAATAAAATAAATACCGATTTGGGTATCATTCAATCCACACCTGGTAATGATAAACAATTCGACCAATTTAGTAAAGCACAACGTATCAATTCGACTAAGCAAAATCTTAATAGATGGGTCGAAGAATACAACGCTAAGAGTAAGCACATTGATAAAAAGGTTTGGAAGAGTAGCGCTCTACCATATCAATTAGACGTAAATCAATTTTCAAATTATAATAAATAAAATAAAAACAACAAAATGAAAAAATTATTATCAATTGTATTAGTAGTATCAATCGTATTAGTATCGTGTGACCGTATAAATACACCCGATAATACATCGGCAATTAAGGAACAATCGCATACTGAATTTAATCAGCAAAACTTAAATAAGATACAACCACCACCAACGATTACATGGAGTTTGGAACGTGATAATCTTACTAAAAGATTTAAGTTACAAAATGACCGCTCCGTAATGTTTTATATGTATGTGTTTATTGAAGGAGTTGCGCAACCAATAGGATATTACCAAGTAAATAAAGTAAGTTCAGTTAATTCTCAATTAACAAATACAATGCAAATTATATCAGGTTCAAGAAGTGGAAACGATTTACCAGTTGGACAACTTGCAGTTCTTCCAAGTCCGGCAGAAGATGGTTCTTATGGTACTAATGGTGAAGGTATTTTTGGATTCACACCTGAGGATATATACATTGAAACAAATATGAAATATATAACATCGACTGTTCCTTTACATTTTAATCAGCCGGTTACTAAGTTGGCTGTAATAAGTGGGGATGAAGCCAATAAAATGTTAGGTATATACCGAAAAGCAATGGGAATTAATTAAAACTTAAAACTTAAAACAAAATGAAAGCAATTTTTATTGACTCAAAAAACAAAGAAGTAAAGGAAGTAGACATCAACGGTGACCTGGAAAGTTGGTATGAAACTATTGGTTGTGGTATGGTTGAATGTGCATTATACTTCGATGAGCAAGACTCGATTATGGTAGATGAAGAAGGACTCTTTAATAGTGAATGTAATGAGTTCTTTTTTGTAAAGGGTGGGCACCAACCATTCGCCGGTAATGGACTTATAGTTGGTACTAATGTAAATGGCGAGGCTTGTGATACCAAAATCAGTTTAGATGAAGTAAAATCTAAAGTGAATTTTATGGATAGATTTCAAGCGTATTTGTGGGCCAAAGCTCAAAACAATTAGTATTGATTGGTATAATGTTATTTTTCAAAAGTTAAAATTTAAAAAATGGGAAGTGTAATAGATTATATAGATTGCCCGAATTGCGGCCATGAAGCACATAGTGATTTTTATTATAAAACGGGTGAGGAATATGTAATGTGTAATAATTGTGGTTATCGCCGTAGTGCTCAATTAAGACGTGATGGAGATGGTGAATTGGTTACAAAAGATGGTACTGACCGATATGACCTTGATAATGTAATTATGGATTATAGTGAGACACCAAACCCGTATTGTGCTTATAGATTAAAAATGATAGGAGAAATAGGAACTACTTGCGGAAGTTGTGAAAATGAAGAAGGACTGGATTCAGTAAAAGAAGCAGTTGAGAAAATGACCGGAGTTGAATTT